CTCCCGACCTATAATTATTCGACTGATGGAATAATTGTCGGGACAATAGGATAGAGGTGATGGAAGTGAACCTCATCTCTATTTCTTCTAGTAGTTCTGAGAAGGTTTTACCTGACAATAGAGCCTCCATCAATTCTTCCTTAGTGGTAACCTTAGGGTCATCAAAATTGCCCTCCAAACGAGCCTTAATGTGGGCATCAGCGATAGCTTTCGCCTGTTTACTTATGCGCTTCATATTTTTACTTTTTAGGGGTTATTAATCCGGCCTCGATTAGATCAACTGCTGTTCTGCCATAGAATCCTTGCATTTGCCATACTAGGCCAGTATCTAACAGGAATTGGAATGCATCCAGTACTTCCTGTTCTTCGGGTTCGTATCCGCAGAAGCCTTCAATGATGCTACATGCATCGTAAATTGTCATTTCCATATAATCAAGTTTTATAGTTTAAAAATTTTAGTTCGGGGTTATTCCCAATCAAGTTGCCTTAAAGACATTTTTCCATTCAGCAAATCAGCTAATTCCGCTTTGGAAACTATAGCCACATTCCATCCATCAGATGTGTCGTGGATTTCAAACTGGTCTTCTGAGACTCTGTATATCTCTCTAGTAATAAGACCAAATTTCCAGTCTTGCCATGTGTCAATAGCTTGTGTCATTTGAATTAAATTTTATGGTTAAGACCATCGGGGCATTGCCCCTAGGTTTCTGCCATTAGGCGTCATCAGTTAACCTTGCGTTCAATTCCATATCGGCTTCCATAAATAAATCACCGAAGGCATCTGTCACCTCTGTAGGGAGGTATTTTTCTATGTGCCTGTATGAACGTACTAGGGCAAAGAATTCGCCAATAAAACTTTTTATCTCCTCTAGTTCGTTATTGCTTAATCTGTCGGCATAAAACTTTTCTGTAGTTATATGCTCCATGTTTTCATTGTGTTTACCATCTCCGTAAATAGCCATAGTATTAAATTTTAATTGTTAAAAAATTTCAGTTCGGGGGTTACATACATAACCCTAAGCACATGGCCGCAAATGCTATCAGCAGCCACATAATATCCTGTTGATTCTTTTTCATATTGATTCTATTAAGGTTCGTAATGATTTCGCCACAATAGACTGAGGGAAGAATACGTAGGCGATAATTTGCGTCATGTCAAAAAGTGCCACCATAAACAGGAGGCCGATAAGTAATTTTTCTTTCATTGTAATTAGTGTTTAAGTATCTAAAATAGAGACGTTTCGGCCTGTCCTTTGGCCTCATCAGTAGCGGAGGTTTACCGCTATACGCTTTTCACTTATTCGGCAAGTGCGAGGCGATAAATCAGCCTGTCTATTCTCCGATATAGTCTCATTCCTTCCGGCTCTAGAGACCCAACAACCTAACTTGAACATGGTCAAGGTTTGTCGCCTTCTGAACTACTAACAAAGCTTTGGGATGCCTTGTCGCCTCCGTAGAGGGTGTCGTGGATAAGTCCGTTGACAGAGCAAACATACGAAGCCTGTCGTAGATGCTCCAAATTTATTTTTGTAACATTGTTGCAAATATGGAATCAGCTAAAACAATTAGCTAGTGTTTATGCAGGTTACAGCCGATAAAAATTTTTTTGTGTAGTATTGATGGGCATCTAACGGGTACGGGCAACCGAAAACCATGATGAGTACTGATTAAAAACAATATGTTAAAGAAATGTTAATCCCAAAAATTGTCCAGTTTGGTCAAGCCAAAACTTGCCAGTTCGGGGGCATACTATAGCCTCTTATGTAGTAAATATCTCCGTATATAGGATAAGTAATCTCTGCCTCTATAGGTAAGGGAATAGAGAGCATCAGAACCCTCAATTAATCCGTATCGGGTAAGAATAGAAACGTTATTAGCAAGGGATGGATAATTGGCCACCAGTTCCGCCTTCTTGCAGATATTGAATAGCACAATAGTCTTAACTGGCGAATGGGTGCGGATAAGGAATAATAGGGTCAGTTGTAAGGTGGTGAGCCGTGGTAATTCCATCCGCTTGGATGCCATCCGAATGGAGGCCGGAAGATATAGCAAGTACTTCTCTATTTTCATGGGTATCTTTTTGTGAGATGGTATTGATATGAGGAGGAGAGGGGGTTATTGTAATTGGTCAGACATGCGCCCATGTCGCCCCAGTTTCCCCACAGATGCTCCCAATATTCGGGTGGTGAATCCAGTTTTCCCCGTTTATCTTCACAACCTTGTCACACATGGTTCTTTTTTTAATCCTAAATAATCCGCTACAATGCACACTGGTATTGGCTTTTATTGTTTCTATGTACATAATAGTGCATTAAATTATGTGCCGATTTATCGATTTTGGAATAGCTAAATTGACCCCTACCCAGTCTTATTTTTGCGATTCGCACTTGCGTTGGTGGGTGGACATATATATGCATTACCCCACCTTCTCACCCACACATCACCTCCATTTTTCTCACTCTTATTTCTCACGACTTTTTGAATATGGCTGTGAGCTCATTAGAGGCGATTTAAGACTCCCTCATCATGGCTAGATACCTTACCTTCATCTGTTCTATTTCCTTGTCTTCATGCATCCAATTGGCGTAATGGTTTGCATCTTCCCAAGAGAAGAATACGCCAATAGTTTGAAAGCCATGTTCGCCATACCTTTCCACCACCCAGGCTTTCTCTAACCACACGGTCTCGTACCAAGAGTACTCTGGTATCCAGCAGAACTTTCTTCTAATCCTAACATCTCCTGGGTTGTAACGTTTCCATTTCATATGTAAGGTTATAGCTTTACTTATTGTCTTATTTGTCAAGGGATACCTTTACCCCTGAGCTGATTTAATATGCAACTTTTAATACCCCCAGAGTTGCTAACTGTGCCGCCCTACGATGCGGAATCCGAGTGAGCAGATCTTACGGTATGCCCGATTCTCTACGTCCGCCTAGCCTCAGCGGCATCTGTAGTCAGGACAGGATCTGCCCCTGTATCTCTCACCTACAATGATGAGGCGTTTTCTACCTTACGCCACCTGACTATATGCCTGTCTTTCCAGGCTGTCTGGATACGGATCAAAAACGGGCGATGCAAAGATAAACTCCCAACACTCGAAAATATTGTGTTACCCACGAACGTGGATAAGTAGAAATATGTTTTAAATAGTTTCTCTATTATTGTCAGACATGGTTCCACCTGCTAGGGAGTCTCCATTTAAAAGGCTGGCTAGGTTTACTCCAAGGGGAGATGTTTAAGCTGATGGCAGGAGCGACAGGGAAACCTGCTGGTTTATCCAGAGCTGCGTGACGGACGAGAGGTTGACGGTGCAGTATTTCTTCGCAAAGGCTCTTGCCTTTTAAGCGAAGCTTTGTTCAGAACTCAAAAGTTTCAGGTGCAGTATATAGCTAGACAGTATAGACCCAAAGCCAAGGAGCAGAGTGACCTACTCTGTAAACTAGAGACAATAAGATTGTTCTCTACACACCCAAAGTATAGAGCTGTGATGGCGGAAGACTTTTACCCAGATGATCCAAAGGTTCAGTACAGAGCCGACATGATCTTGACTGAGAATGGCGAACATAAGTATAGTCTGGAGGTGGAGCATAAGTGGATCTGGGATCAGGAGTTCCCCTGGCCGGATGTACAGTTCCTTCCCAGGAAGAAAGAGAAGTGGGACGATCCGAGGTTTACGTATGGTAAGCCAACCCATTTCATTATGTATAATCGAGATGCCTCACGGCATCTGGTCATCTTCGATGACACTATACGAAATCTAGAGAACAGAAGAATGGTCAACTGCCAACAGAGGGGGCTGGAAGAATTATACTACGTACCGCTAGACCAGGTGCATTTTGACTATCTATGAAAAAACACACTAAAATTTATTTAAAACATTTTGATTATGGTATCGATGATTTTATTCCCTGCGAGGCATGCGGAAGTCGTGCTGTTGACATTCACCATATTGATTGTCGGGGTATGGGTGGCAGCAAAGCTAAAGACGAGATCGAAAATCTAATGGCCCTGTGTAGGTCATGCCATATAAAGTATGGCGATAAAAAACAATACATAGAATTTTTAAAATCCAAACATCAATGCAGATTAGAAAAGTAGACTTCCCTGCAAGTCAGTACATCCAGGAGGAGCATCCTAAAAAACAGATCTATCTACACCATACTGCTGGTGGGCCGGACGGGGTAAGAACATTTAGCAGTTGGGCAAATAACAAAGAAAGAATAGCCACCTGTGTAGCCATATCGGGTAAAGGTCGTGGCTGTAAGGATGGAGAAATCATCCAGGGATTTTCTTCCAAGCATTGGGCCTTTCATTTAGGTCTGAAGGAATCCACTTTTCAGAAACATGGCGTTAAGTACAAATCTCTTGATAAGATATCTATTGGTATTGAGATCTGTAACTGGGGACACCTGACTGAAAAGGATGGAAAGTTTTATAACTATGTAGGCGGTGTTGTGGAGGATGTGATTAAACTTCCTAAGAGTTACAAGGGGCATCAGTTTTTTCATAACTATACAGATGCTCAGATAGAGTCAACCAGGGATCTATTGTTACTATGGAAAGAGCGTTATAAGATACCGCTTACCTATAACGAAGATATATGGGATATATGCCCCCGAGCTCTCGAGGGTAAGGCTGGCGTCTTTACACATAACAGTGTGCGTACAGACAAGATTGACATCTACCCACATCCCAAGATGATTGAGATGTTAAAGAGCCTTTAAATCTATTAGTATAAATCAACCTTAATATTATATCAATAATTTAGCAGTATGGTGGCGTTATTAATTATACTTACAATCAACTCTGTTTCGACACCAGATGGGTACACAAGAATTAAGACAGACTCATTTGGCGAATACCTCAGAAGCTTATCTCTTAAAAAAGACAATACTGTTTATTTATACAATGGTAAGAGGAAGGAGAATCAAGACGCTCAGTATGCAGTTATTGATGTTTCTGTAGGGAATAAAGATCTACAGCAATGTGCAGATGCTGTAATGAGGCTACGAGCAGAGTGGCTGTTTAAGACTGGTCAATATGAGAGAATAGCATTTAAATCGGTGGCTGGTAAGACAATGGCATTTAAACCCCCATATACATATGATAATTTTATAAAACACATGTACAATGTATTCAGCGTTTGTAACAGTTGGAGTCTTGAAAAGGAGCTGATGCCTAAAAGATTGCAGGACGTCCAAATAGGGGATGTCCTTATTAAGGGAGGTTTCCCAGGTCATGTGGTCATCGTTGTGGATGTAGCAGTAAATAAAAATGGAGATAAGGCATTTATGTTGGCCCAATCGTATATGCCAGCTCAAGATATTCATATATTAAAAGGAGAGGAAGGCCCTTGGTACTTTGTTAAAGAAGGGACTATTGATACTCCAGAATATACATTCTATTCCAATCAGTTAAAGACTTGGTAGAAAACTAGGTGGATAAATACTATCTAAAATAGAGAGTTAATCTTTAATTTAGCAGGTATGCAATCACCTACGAGAATTATCGTACAAATAGATAAAAAGTTTAACGACACGTCTAAAGGCGGTTTATATATTGACACTACTTACAAACCAGAGTATCATGTAAACATATCTGGTAAAGTAGTGGCGATTCCCAAACGCCTTCCTAAAGATTTTTCCAGAGAAGGGTACTACGCTACAGTTGAGGTTGGCGATAAGCTATACTTCCACTACCTGGTAGTTCTAGATCCTGACTGTCATCTTTTTGACAACTATTATACAGTTGATTATTTCCAAGCCTTGGCTACTGTAAAGCCAGATGGCAAAGTTCTTCCAGTAGGAGAACATATTTTGATAGAACCTATGGAAGAAGAGATAACACATGATACGTTAGTTATCCCCGACCTGGCCAAAAAGGTGTCTCTAAATAAGGGTAAGGTATTCTCATCTAACGATCCATCTATTCCTAATGGAGCTATTGTAGGATTTGAGGAGCAGGGGAAGTTTGAGAATGAGATTGAGGGTCATACCCTATACGTAATGTACAACAATAATATCCTATACAAATGAAACAACTAGACGTTCTAATCCGAAAGTTCTACGCACTTAGCGTAATTGCACACGTTGCACACATAAACACCAGAAGCTTTTCTCAGCATGAAGCACTGGGTGAGTTTTATGGTGGAGTAAATGATTTTAAGGATCGCCTTATTGAATACCTGGTAGGTACTGGAAAGATTAATAAGGTTAATGCCGCAATGTTAGAGACTGGTGGAGATGTAATTAAAGAGGCTGAATCTTTGGCTGAATTATTCTGTGAAGTAGCTGAGTCTATTGATGATGAGGCTTTGATTAATATGTCTGGAGAGTTTGAAGAAGCTGTGGGTAAACTTAAATACTTATTCCTATTATCGTGAAGAAGTCACAAATAAAACAAATACGAGAGGTGGCTGCAATGTTGCCTCCCGTATTTGAACAAACGGTATCTGGATTCTACGAAGAGGACAACAAGATTGTTCCGAATGTAGTCGTACATGAAATCAATCATGAAAGGAGATTACGAAAGGCATATGAAAAGCTGGGTATGGAAGGCATACACCAGTATTTAGATATGATCAAAAAACTACAGCAAGATAGAAGAGATGCCTTTGAACGGTGATGCTATCGAGTCTTTGTTTGATTATGTGGCGATGTCTAAAGGCTTCACTGTCTCTGCACCTCAATCAAACATGGCGCAATACGACAGAATTATTGATGTGAACAATAAACTATTTAGAGTTCAGATCAAGGGCAGGAGGGGATTAGACAATCAGGTACTTGTTATCCCAAAAAGAAAACAAGGCAAAGTTCAGTATGGAGATAACGATTACGATGTACTGGCTGTGTATATAGAGAATAATAATTCCTGGTATTTCTATACAGATAAGAAAAAGGCATTTAAGATCAACACAAATAAAGAAGCACTAAACAACTGGGACATCTTTGAAACGCTTTAAAGTCATATACAAGAATCTAAAGAAAGCCTGGGGATATGCAGACTTAGGCATGAACCATGTAGTAATGGATAAACAACTTCACGGTAAAAAACATCTCGAGATACTGATCCATGAAATGACTCACCTATGTATGCCAGACGCTACCGAGGAAGAGGTTGAAAGAATGTCCATATTAATGACCAATACCCTTTGGCAACAAAAGTACCGTAGGGTTGATGACCGTAACATTTTACCACTACAAGACGGATCCAAATGAGTGAAAGATTTAATATACTTCCTATGGTTTATGTCGAAGATGGAGATCTGTACACATCAGAGCTCAGACTTCTTCTATTCCAGGTAGAAGGCTATGCGCCAACGGCTATTCCATTTAATGACGAAGACGGCATACCAGCTGAGGCTGAAGCTACTAAGGTATTCATGAAGAGTGGATGCGAGTATGATATATTAATGTCTATTACGGATTTCGATCAACTCTTCAACTAAATCCACCCCCTGTTTTTCAACGACTTCCCACTGGTACGAAAGAACTTTGCAAGGTAATCTGTACCAAATGATCCCAAACGAAGAGTTCTCTAGAATGGAGTTTAATCCCTTAATTAAGGGTAAGCTTCTGGACAAACATCCAAAGCTAAAGTCTATTCTAAAAGAAGGTGATGATCGTATGATTAGGTATATCCTTTTGATGTATGATCAGCATTCTCCACTACGTCACCACTACCCAGACTTGTTTAAGAGAAAGCAGTTTGCTGCAGATCTAGCGGGATATGATCTCGATAAAGAAGATGTCGTATCCGTATATGAGTTTAGGATAAAGGTAGAGGATGGATATGAACCATATGAGGAGTTGATTGAGTTGACCATGAAGTATCTGAAATATCAGAACAACATGGTGTGGCAAATGATCGTGAGTAATGAGCAGGCATTCTATGAATACAACAGAAGGGTGATGATGCCTGTAGATGGAGCTAAGGATAAAGATATACTCCAGGCGGTAGAAATTAAGACTAAGATAATGGCGGCAATGGACGATATATTCCAGAGGCTGCAGAAGTATAAAAGAGAATTGACAGGTGGAGATGAAAAGCTAGAGGATGTGGTGGTGAAAAAAAGATTAACCCCAGAAAGTTTAGCTAAGAGGTAATGTATAATAAGGTAGAAAAAGGTACGCTTGAGGTTGTAAGTGGGATTGAGTGTTGGATCCCTCCTGTTGGTTACGGTGTAGATCGTATTACTGGCGAGTTGGTACGTGTAGGTGTTTATGAGAGAAGTCCTAAAAGGGCTGAACAAAAGTGGGAGAGAATAGATCTGCCAAGAGATTATGAAAAGAAACGAGCTAAGGAGCAGGCTCGACAAAAAGATGATCCAGAGTTCTTTGACCCCGAACTGGAATCCATTCGTGAGAAACATTGGATGTATAGACGATGTGGATTTTGGTTCAAAAATAATGGAGTACCAACCTACATAACAGGAACGCACTGGTATTATTTGAACTGGTGTGTAACCAACATAGGTTACATGGAATATAGAAATACAGACAGAAAAATATTCTACTGTTTGGCTTCCGTAGAGAATGACCCCCGAGCTGGCGGACTGGTGTATGTATCGAGACGAAGAGGTGGTAAGACGTATATCGCAGGAGCCTGGTTGTTAGATCGGGTGAGTTTAGGATTAGATAAGATTGGCGGGATACAGAGTAAGACAGATGAGGACGCTAAGGTGGTATTTAATAAAACCATAGTAAACTATTTTGTCAACCTTCCTCACTTCTTTAAACCTATTTACGATACATCACAAGGTCTTCGTCCAAAGAAAGAGTTGAGGTTCTTTAAACCAACCATCAAAGGTAAAAATGCAGATGACATGCTGCATGGTGATGAGCTAAGAAGTACTATAAACTTCGGATCTAGTGAACCATTTGCTTATGACGGGAATGCTCTGTATGGATACATACTGGATGAATTTGGTAAGCCACAACGTGCTAATGTTTGGGATACCTGGAACATCGTTCGATACTGTATGGATCAGGATGGTAGATGGGTAGGAAAGGCTTTTGTTACATCAACCATTGAAGATATAGATGTAACGGGCCAGGGCCCAAAAGACATATGGATCAACTCAGATCAGGGCAAGCGTGATGGTAACGGTAGAACAACTTCTGGATTATATAGACTATTCTTTGGCGCACATGAGTCAACATTCTTTGATGAGTTCGGAAATGAAATGGTTGAAAGAGGTCTTGAGTATTACAACAACATGCGTAAGGCATATGCACATGATACTCGCCAATTAAGTTCAATCATCAGAAAGAATCCGTTTACAATCGAAGAGGCTTTCAGAGTAGATGGCGACAAGTGTTTGTATGATGCCATGAAGTTGAATGAGAGGCTGGATCGATTAACCTGGAAGGAGAATCTAACAACAAGAGGAAACTTTGTATGGGAGGGTGGCGTAAGAGATTCCAGAATAGTGTGGGAACCAGCAGATAATGGTAAGTGGGAGGTTGCTACCATGTTTGATAAAACGGAAGAAACAAATAAAGTTAGCAAACGTGGAGATCTGTTCTACCCAAACAACACCAGGTTTGTGATGGGAGTTGACCCGATAGATCATAACACTACTGAAGATGGTAGAAGATCTAACGGTGCAGCACTGGTACTACAGAAGTATAGTCCATTAGATAGCAGTCCTTATAATAACGCCTTCATCTGTAAGTACAAACACAGACCAGATTCAGTAGCAGTATTCTATGAGGATATGATAAAAATGGCGGTGTTCTATGGGTGTAGTGTTTTGTTTGAGAATAACAAAATTGGATTGCTCAGGTATTTTGAAGATCGGGGGTATGGTAACTTTTTAATATGGCTACCAGATAGACAACAACCTGGTATTGCCGCTTCACCAAAGACACATCAATACATCGCTGAGTTGACAGAGACGTATATAAACGATAATCACGAACGAGTATTTTTTAAAGACTTGATTCAAGAGTGGTTGGAGTTTGACTTAAATAACACAACAAAATATGACGTTGCGATGAGTGCTGGATACACACTGATTGCAGATCAATATAAGGTAGTAAAGAAAGAAAAGGAAGTAGTGACAGATATAGGCGGATTCTTTAAGACATATAAGGTAGGATAAATATAAAAACCAATAGTTCGAGATGAACGGAAATTTTCCATCCCATTTGATCAGCCCAGCCGATAAAGGCAAGGACTGGATTATGCAATACTGTAAAGCTGCTTGGGACAGCTTTGAAACCGATAACCCGAGAAATATTTTCTACCACGCCAGGTATCGGTATGAGGTCATCAAATCATACGCCCTAGGCAACCAATCTATCAGCAAGTATCGCCCATTGTTGGGTGTAGATGAAGAGTCTAAGGAAGATTGGTTAGCGATAGACTGGAGCGTTATACCAATCGTACCAAAGTTTAGAAGGATTGCACTTGGCAAGCTAAACAAGATTGGATATAATATTACAGCTACTCCAATTGACGCTATGGCTAATGATGAAGTCGAGGATTACTTTGCTGGAGTTAAGGCTAAGTTATTAATGCGTGATCAAGCCATGAAAGTGGATCCTTCCCTTTTAGAAGATCCTATACTTCAGCTAGAAGCGGGAGAGGCTAAGGATATGGAGGAGCTAGAGATCCAGATGAACTATACCTTTAAACACAACATGGCCATCGAGGCAGAGCAAGCGATCACATTAGTGCTTGAGCAAAACCAGGTAGAGAAATTAAGAGAGCAAATTAAGGAAGACATTTTTGATTATGGTGTTGGCGGTTATAAGGAGTATATAGACTCTAATGGAGCTATTAAAATCCGAAACATTAATCCTAGAAATATAATCATTAATCAGTGTAGGAATAAAGATTTCAGTGACGCACAATATGTAGGTGAAGTTATTGAAATGACAATTGCTGATTTAAAGCAAATGGCGGGTAATCAATTCACTGAAGAGGAATATGAGGATATCGCCAGGAACGTAATTGGTCGTTGGGGTAATCCTAAGGAATGGCCTACATCTCTATCAGTTTATAATAAAGGTTATGATAAGTTCAGGCTTCGTCTACTTGACATGGAGTTCTTCTCCGTTAATGAAATGGTATTTGAACAACGCATTGATAGACGTGGAAATAAAATATACGCTCGTGCCAGATTCGAAGACCGAAACAAAAGGAAAGATAAATTTGAGCGTGTCGCCTATAAGGTAGTATATAAGGGTAAGTGGATCTTAGGAACCAACTACATATTTGACTATGGTCTTGCTACAAATATGAAGCGAGCTAAGTCAAGTTTAATGGACACCACCATGTCTTACCATTTGTATGCGCCAGAGTTTTGGGATATGAGGGCATATGGAATTATGGAGCAATTAATTCCAATAGCCGATGCTATACAAATTGCATGGTATCGTTTACAGAATGCTATAAACCAGGCTAGGCCAAAGGGTATTATGATTGAGATGGGAGCCCTTGAAGATATACCATTGGGTGCTGGTGGCAAGAAGTTAACGCCAATGAAAGTAATTGACTTGTATAACAAGACAGGTACGTTGGTATATCGTAGGGCAGATCAGCAAGGTAGAATGACTAACTATAAACCAATCGAAGAATTAGAAAATGGATTGGGTAGAGATGTCATGACGTATTATCAGATCATTCAGAATCATATTCAGATGTTAAGGGACATCACAGGTATGAACGAGATGACAGACGGTTCTACTCCAGATCCAAGAACACTTACTACGGTTGCAAAACTTGCATACGAAGGAACTAACAATTCTCTTGCCCATATTATTGGGGGGGAAAAGAAGTTGTTGGAATCGCTATCTAATGCTATTGTATTGAGAATTCAAGATGTGGCCGAGGTCGGGGGAGTAAAGGGGTACGTGAGATCACTTGGATCAAACACAATGAAGTTCTTCCAGACTAGCCCTAACCTGGCTCTATATGAGTTTGGAATTTTTATAGAAGACAAACCAACCGATGATCAAAGAGCTATGCTACTTCAACAAGTACAAGCTGGTCAAGCAGGAGGAATGCTGGATATAGAAGATGCTATTGTTATCCAGAATACTGATAACTTAAAAGTTGCTCAACAAATACTGGCGTATAAGATTAAGAAGCGTAGAGAGCAGGCGCAACAAGATTCTATGCAACAACAGCAGATGAATGGTCAAATTCAAATGCAATCTGCACAAGCTTCTGAGCAAGCTAAACAGCAGACCCTTCAATTGGAAGCTCAGGTTAAGTCACAACTTATTCAGGTTGAAAAGGAAATGGATGCTAAGCTTCTAGAGATGAAGTATCAGTATGAGATTATGCTTGAGGAATTACGTCAAACTGGTAAGATTAAATCCAAGAAGATTGAGAATCGTGGCAAAAAGTCTGTTCAAAAGATAAAGAACGGAATGCCAGACGATGAGCCAGAAGAAGATGAAGAATTGTATTCTAAGGTAGTGCCACAACAGCAAATGACGGAAGATGGAGTTGAACAGCAATATACCGAGCTTCAAGGCGAAGGTGAAGAGGGAATGGCTAACGAAGAGCTCGAGTCCTGATTACGATGATTGTTATGTGTTTGGGATGCAGTCGGTTTCAGGCAGCATCCTAACCTTCCACATCATGACCGACTATGGAATGTTGAGAAGTCGTGTACCTATTTCGGAGATCTATTTAAAGGAACCAACCAAAGATGTTGAAAGACATTATAAGCAGTTATGGGATTGCTTTGGTGAGGATGTATCTGTAACCAGGTATAGTTATCTAGATGGTAAGAAATGTGAGGTCGTATTAAGAGATGGATCAAAGGTTTGGGCTACGTACATGTTTACGGTAGACTGGTGGAACAACCCATATTCGGAAGAACCAAGTGACTACAAATGTGGTCATGTACTGGCAGCAGACGATGGGTATCTGTTGTGTCAGCCCAATAACAGAATATTTTGGCGTGATTCAAATTGGATAACTAAAAACTTTCCAATACCTCCAAAAGAATTCAAAGTGGATGATGAATTTATAAGCGTGGAAAACACTTCTGATAGATGGGTGAGTGAAGATTCTGACTGCTTCTACTACAATATCACCCCCTAAATTCCATTGTTTATCCACACATAGTAAAAAACTTTGCACGATCAAACAACATACTCTATGGAAGATTTTGATTTCTCAAATGCCACGGCAGATGATTTTAAGATGCCTGGCGAAATTTCTGAGCCAACAGTAGAAGCTACTAGCTCAGAAGAAAGTGCGGTTGAGGAAGTCGCTCAAGAGCCATCTCAAGAGCCTGCTCCACAACCAGAAGTCTCTAAAACAGAGACTAAAACTACAGAACCCGTATATAATTTCAAAGATGATTTTATTAAGGGTGTTGTAGAGTTCTATGAAAAGACTGGTGATATCACACCGTATCTGCAAGCCAAGACGGTTGACTTCAGCTCGATGTCTGACGAAGAAATCATGAGACGTGAACTTCGTGAACAATACAGCGAGTTGTCTGATAAAGCTTTTGATAGGCTATTCAAACAAGAAGTTATCGACAAGTACAAGCTAGATGTTGATGAATGGGGTGAAGACGAAGCTGAATACGGCAGAGAATTGCTGAAGATTCAAGCTGCTAAGTCCCGTGATAAGTTTCTAGAATGGCAAAGAAATTTCCAGGCCCCGGAACCTGAGCAGTTTCAAGACAACACACAAGAGTTGTTACAGCAGTTCGAAGAGAGTGTACGCAATAGCGAGATTACTCGTCAGATCCTGGATGCTAAAAAAATTAGTATTCAATCTGGAGACGATTCGTTTCAATTCGAAGTGCCAAATGCAGATGCGCTGGTTGATATGACTATTGATAATGACAAGTTCTTTAGCCAGTTCGCAACTGAACCAGGTAAGCTGGACTATAACAAGTGGTATAAGACCGTTGCTTATAGTCAGAATCCAGAGTTGTTCGAGAAAGCCTTGATCAACTATGGTAAAACCTTGGGAAGAAGTGAGGTGACAAAGGAGCTTAAAAACCCAAGTACAGCTCCAGTGGGTGATGTGCCTACAGAAGGTTCGGGGGATTTTAAAACCGGGCTTTTGCAGGCGTTCGCAAACAGGGGCATTTCAAAGTAATAATTAAAACTAACTAACTATGCCTGGAACAATTGGACAAATTCAAAAGAATTATGTCTCTTCCGTAAACTTCCTCGATCAGAGGGAGATCCTCAATAAGATTCTTGACGTAACAAACGAAGAGTCTTCTTTCTTAGATGTAATGGAATTAACTGGTCGCTCTGAAGTGACTTCAGTTCCTGAGTACCATCATTTCGTAAACGAAGAGTTATATGTACTTGGTACTGTAACTTCTGGTGGAGCAACACCTGGCGATACCCTTACTTTGGTTATCGATGCTGATGCTTTCGCTTTCGTAAACGTAGGTGAATTGGTTCTTTTCCCAAGTGGTAAGGTTGGTATCGTAACTGCAAAGAATAGCGGTACTAGCGCAATCACTGTAAAGAATGTTGATGACGCTGATGGTAACTTGAATGTTGCTGACGGTGGTAAAATTGCATTCTTCTCTAACGCTGCTGGTGAGGGTTCTGCCTCTCCTGATGCAAAGCGTTGGAAGCCTACAAAGTATGCTAACCAAGTTCAGATCTTCAAAGGTAAATTCTCTATCACTGATATTCAGAAGGCATCTAAGATCGAAACTGAATTCAATGGTAAGCCATTCTACATGTACAAAGGTCAGCACGAATCTCTTTTGAAATTCCGTGGTGATATTTCTTTAGCTGCATGGTTCAGCCGTAAGAGTGCCACTAAGTTTTCTGATGCTAACCCTGCATTGGTTGATGCAGAAGGTAAGCCAATCCAGACTACAATGGGTGTTGATCAGTACGTAACTTCAATGGGTAAAGATCTTACAACTGATGTAACTGGTGTTCTTGATCTTGATGATTGGGCTAAGTTAACTCAGACTTTGAACAAAGATCGTGCTCCACTGCAGTACTTCCTGTTCACTGGTACTTCTTCAAATATCCTGTTGGATAACTTATTCAACAACTTAGGTAACTCTGCTCTGTTGTCACAGGGTGCTCGTTTCCAAATTGCTGGTAAGGAATTAGACCTGGGTATCGATACTATCAAGATCTACGGACGTACTTTCTACAAGAAGTACTTGCCTTTGTTGGATCATAAGAATATCTTGAACTTCACTGGTGGATATAATGCTAAAGATAGCATCTATGGTATCCCTGCTGACAAGATCAAGACTCAAGATGGTCAGATGGTTGATCGCCTTCGCATGCGTTACATGGCTGGTGACGGAACTGATCTGAAATATCGTGAGATTCTGACTGGTGGTCTTGCCCCAGTTCCAACTGATGATCGTTCAGTATTGAATATCAGTTATGAATCAGTACAAGGTGTTGAGATCCTTGGAGCTCAGCAGACCTTCAAACTGAAGACTGTATTCTAATCTATAAGAGGGGGGAGAAATCCTCCCTCTATTTTATTTTACCAAACTTCCTAATATGAGAAAAACAGAATTGTTCAACAATGTAAGTCCTGAGCTTATAAAGTCAACTAAACTTAAGCCAGGCGAAAAGGTTGTGTATAGGATTTTAAACATTCAGCGCAACCCAATGGATCCAACTAAATGGGCCATTCCTTCTATCAAGGCTGTTCCGCCAGTGGATCAGATCTATGACGAAAAAGCGCAGGAGTATGTTGATATTGCTGCAGTACGCACAGTAGATCCTAAGGGCGAGCATTCTTTTCATGAGATTCATTTCTACGGTAATCAAGGTGGGATGTTAGTGTTGAATGGTGGCAGGGCTGCTGACCAGGAGATACACTCTTATTTGAGCCTTTGTAATTACAATGCATCTAATCCCAATCGTGATACTACTAAGGAAGCGATATTTGAATTTGTGGATGAAAGTGCAAGAAGTGAGAAGGAGCGTAAGAATAGAAATATTAAGCGTGAGGCACTTAACGCTGCATATGACCTGAGTGGTGATGAGGTTAAAAACTATATTGCCGCATTAGGACAAGATGATACAAGGCCAATGGATGTATTGAGAAATCAATTAGAATCTATGGCGGATAATGATCCAAAAGCTTTTCTGGATCTGATCAACAACAAACAAGCCTCAATGAAGGCCGTTATTAACAGAGCTGTATCAAAGGGTGTTATTCTTTTTGATAGTGAGAGTTCTAGATATACATGGCCAAACGGAGAAGCTATCTTAACTGTTGCTCGTACTACTGCTGGTGACGCTGCCGATGAACTGGTAAGCTTCTGTGTAAGCAGTGCAAAAGGCGAGAAGGTTTTCCAAACAATACAGTCAAAATCTAAGAAGTAAAGATAGTCTCTCGTAGGAGGGTTGTTTGGTGAACACGGCCTGGGTCTATACCTGGGCCTTTTTTCATAGGTGCTTTTCCATAGGAATGTTATAGTTGTTAAGGAAATTTGCAGAATCATGTCTACTATCAACAATACCTTTAATGTCAGATTTAATCTGTCTGGTACATTAAATCTTGTATTAACAGATACTACTGTTTCTGCACCTAATGGTATGGTAGGCTTCTTCACGATCACCCAGCCTGATGGATCAACCAGGACGGGTAATGTGAATAGTCCAGATATTACAGCTGCGGGAGGTAGTTATACATTTGCGCTGAATAGGGATAGTGCGGGAAATGTTCAATGTGGAACGTACACAATTAAATATACAGTAACAGCACCTGGTTATTTTTCTTCTGACTTTACTAGAAGTTTTGTATTTCAGTATAGTCCAGTTAGCCTAATCGTTACACAGCTATTTGATGTGTTTACACCTAACTTGAGTGTAAGGGATAATACCACTTACGCTGTTTCCAATTTCACTGCCGGATCTCCTACAAGATCCTGGTCTGTATCCAGCACTCCAACTGGAACATTGACAGGCTCGGGGGTAACTCAGAGTTTTGTATTTGGCGGACAATATTATTCTGCCCAGTATGCAATATCCCTTACCTCAAGTATTTTATATACCCATAGTCAGTATGCATGGTTAACCGTTAATCAGACTCTTACAAACTCTTCTAGTGCGTGTATTCAACCGCCACCAGATTTCCAACACCTGGTAGAAGATGTGTCTGCTTTAAAGCTTGAACTTGATGAGGCAGTTAATACTTGCCAAACCTATGACAAGCTAAAGGCGGATTTTGAGTATGCCATTACGTTACTCACGCACATAATAAACAAGCTTAAGACGGCAGAGACGGATAATATCTATACAGATTTAAACGATCTTCTTTTAGTCCTTTCAAATAATCAGATACCTACTTGTACTCCAACAAACCAACCTATCCCTGCCTATAATATTGGTGGACTAGACGGTACGGCATGGGGAACAATTACGGGTAATATTCAGTTACAAACTGACCTATGGTCATATCTATCAGATCTTATATCTAAGACTGGCCAGGCGACTGAGAGTGTGAAGGGGATAGCGGAACTAGCTACCCAAGTTGAAACGAATGCTGGGACTGATGATCTAAGAATAGTTACACCGCTTAAACTTAAAACATTATTAGACAATAGAGTTGGTGGTTATGCGGTTACGATAGGCGATGGAGTTAATACTTCATATGCCTTGAGTCATGGTTTAAATACAAGAGATGTTGTGGTTGCTATATATAAGGTGTCCACAAACGAGCAGGTGATTACAGACGTTACCGCCACATCAACAAGTGTGGTTACGGTATCGTTCTTTACTGCGCCTGCATCAAATTCATATAGAGTTGTAATCAAGAAATAAATGGAGCACTTATCAAGGATATTTGCCAAGGCTGGGTTGACTGTAGATAACGGTGCAACCTTCAATGGCCTGGTTAACGCAAACACAGATACAGACAGATTTTTAGTGGCGGATAATGGGGTATTGAAATTCCGTACCGGGGCTGAGATTCTGTCTGATATAGGTGGTGCATCTTCCGCTTCAGGTCTGCCAATTGGTGGAACTGCTGGTCAGATACTGGCAAAGATAGATGCCACTAATTATAACACCGAGTGGATTGATAATTTTACAACAGATGTTCGTCAGTATGTAAAGGCTGGCGAGGCTATTAATAAAGGACAGGCGGTTTATATAAGCAGTGCAGACGGGACAAACCCTATTGTAAGTAAGGCTTCTAATGCTTCAGAGGCAACGTCATCTAAGACACTTGGATTGCTTGCTCAGAACTTGTCTCATAATGGTTTTGGATATGTAATAACAGAGGGTAGATTGTCTGGTTTAGATACTTCATCAGCTCAGATAGCAGATCCAGTGTGGTTAGGTACAAATGGTAATTTAATATTTGGCCTAGCAAACAAACCTATCGCACCAGCTCACCTGGTTTACCTGGGTGTGGTTACTAGGGTGAACCAGAATAACGGTGAGATATTTGTTCATGTTCAAAATGGGGTGGAGCTTAATGAGATACATGATGTATTAATCCAGTCCGTTGCCAATAAAGATATTTTATACAGAGATGCTTCTACAAATCTTTGGAAGAACGCATCTATTGCTACCGTATTGGGATTCACCCCAGCGGATAATGCTGCTCTGGCAAACTATCAGTTGACTAGCCAAAAGGCTCAGCCTAATGGTTATGCCTCTCTAGATGGTAATGGTAAGGTTCCATTGGCGCAGATGAACGATAGTATTATCGGACAGGTCGAGTATATGGGATTGTGGAATGCAGCTACCAATACACCAACATTGAGCAGTACCCCTCAGCAGAAGGGTCATTATTATATTGTATCTGCAGCAGGTACTCAATTTGGAATTACATTTGAGATTGGCGACTGGATCATCAGTGATGGAACTACCTGGTCTAAGGTGGACAATACTGATGCAGTTAGTTCTGTGTTTGGTAGAGTAGGGAATGTTGCTGCAGCAGAGGCGGATTATCAGTCATTCTATCCTAGACTTTCCCAGGTGTATGCTAACCCATCATGGATAAGTGAATTAGCTTGGTCTAAGATTACGGGTACGCCTACTACTCTTGCAGGCTATGGTATTACTGATGCTGTTCCATCATCAAGGACAATTACAATAAACGGCACTACATATGATCTTAGTGCTAATAGAACTTGGACTATATCTGAGGCTGATACTTTAGCAACTGTTACAGCTCGGGGTAACACTACAAGTGCTAATGTATTCTTAGGTCAGTACTTAAGAACTGGATCTTATCCTCATTTTGGTGAAACTGTAGGCGGCTTAGCTACTCTGGTTGGTAATAATGTTTTACCTGGAACAGGTGTCAATAAGATTGTTCGATATGCTGGAGGTGATAACGGAACTTATATAATACTGCGTTATAATGCGGGAATTATATTTGGAACAGCCCTGGCATCTACGGTTGGATCAGAGGTAGATGATACTTCGGCAGAGGCTATGAGGATCACAACCAACAGAAATGTTCTTATTAATACCAGTGTTGATACAGGTGACTACAGGCTTGATGCAAACGGATTCTTTAGGTTAGGGCCATCGACTGGACATAATATAAGTATTGGGCCAAACTATCAATTCAGGTCTCTTGTTTCAAATACAATCATAACTCAGGACAGTGAGAATATATCTTTGTATGCAAACAATACAGGTAATATTGTATTGGGCACACAAGCAGTTCCACGATTTGCAGTTAATAATAATGGTACTATAACGGCTAGTTCTCTGTCGGGCACTGGAACCAGAATGGTAGTATCAGACAGTTCGGGAGTATTGTCCACACAGGCTATACCAGTTGGAACTGTTACATCTGTTGGATTGTCTACAGGAACATCTGGAACAGATGTTAATGTGAGTGGATCTCCTGTTACAGGATCTGGTGTAATAACATTCAACATCCCAACGGCATCGGCAACGAATAGAGGACTATTAAGTACGGCAGATTGGACGACTTTTAATAATAAGGTAAGCAGTATAATAGCGGGTAATGCTATAACCGTGAGCAATGCTTCGGGTAACGTTACGGTGAACCATGCCGATACAAGTGGAGCCGACCCAGGTGCGACCATATCGGGATCAAATGTTTTCAGAAGTATAGTATTAGATACATACGGCCATGTAACTGGTTTAAGTTATTCAAGTTTTCTAATTTCTGATTTAGGAGGTACTGCCATCAGTTCACCTTCTAACGGACAAGTTTTAAGCTATAACGGAACGAATTGGGTAAATTCATCTCTAAGTGGTTTAAGTATCATAACGGGATCAGGAACTACTAACTGGGTTCCTAAGTTTACGAGTTCATCTGCTATTGGCTTATCGAATATATACGATGGCAGTTCGTTCATAGGTGTATTTACGGCAACCGACAACCTAAGCGGTGCGAAGTTGCAAGTGAATGGTGGGGCATATCTTAAAGGTACTAATGCTGGTCAATTAATACTTGACAATGATAATAGTCAATATGTTCAATTATTATTACAAAGAAATTCAACGGCTAATACTGGTGGCGATATTTTATTAGATGGAACTAATAATAAATTTAATATTCGTGTATTATCAACTGCATCATTTGTAGTATCAACGAGTTCTTCGGCTGGTTCTCCAATCGAAAGATTTACTATTTCTAATACTGGGGCGGCTACGTTTAGTAGTAGTGTAACGGCTGGTTCACCAATTTCAGTAAAGGGAACAACCCCATTTTTTAGATGGTTAAATGACTCAGATGTTAGATTAGCATATATACAACATAATGCAAGTAATTTAATATATAATGCAGATACGGGAAGTCATGTATTTAATCAAAACGTAGGAATCGGAGCCACTCCGAGTGCGTGGACTGCATTCAACCCAGTTTTACAAGTCAAAACGGGTAGTTTAGCGGGTAGCGGTACTGCCAATTTCAGAATGTTTGCTAATACATATTATGATGGTTCGTATAAGTACATCGGTACGGGAACGGCTACACAATATGAGCAAGATGGATATCACGCATGGTACACTGCACCTAGCGGAAGTGCGAATGCAGCTATCACGTTCACTCAGGCAATGACGCTAACGAGTGGTGGATTATTAGGAATTGGTGCTACTAATCCAACAAGAAGTTTGCAGATTACAAGAACATCTACTGCTTTTATCAATGCGGAGGGTAGTGTTGTTGCTATGGGAAGTAGTGATACTGAATTAAGGCTTTACGGTAATAATACCGAAACAATGACTTTAAAGTCCGGCAACGTGGGGATTGGTACGGCTTCACCTACAACCTTGTTATCATTAGCTGGAAGTGCATCAACAACATTTGGTTTATCCATTTCTGCTAGTGGATGGAATGATGCAAGGCATAGATTAACCATTCCGACAAGTGGTGATACATCAGTATGGAGTTGGAATTATAATGGATCAGCTATTGATAGTGCAAGTTATGGCACAAGTACTATAAGTGTTGGAAATGGTGTTTTAACTTTTAGTACGAATACTACCAATACTGCACCTACCGAACGTATGCGGATTACAAGTGGGGGGGATGTACAAGTTACAAAAACTACTGGAACATTATTAGATATAAGAGCAACCAATACGGGTGGAACGGCTGAATTAAAACTTAATCCAGTAAATAATAATAATTATAGTTTATATACTTCTGGAAGTACAGATGCTTTGCAATTTTTACGGAATGGTAGTGAGCAAATGCGGATTACGAATGTAGGGAATGTTGGCCTCGGTGTCACTCCAAGTGCGTGGAGTACGTTTACTGCAATGCAAATAAAAAACGCATCATTTGCTGGTCAAGCGAATTTTGCTTATATGGGTGCAAACTATTATTATGATGGTACAAATAATAGATACATAGCATCTGATTTTGCGAGTAGGTATCAACAATTTAATGGGATACATCAATGGCTAACTGCATCCTCCGGTACGGCTGGAAATATTATCACGTTCAGTTCGGCTATGACGCTTGATGCGAGTGGGCGGTTGGGTATTGGTACAACTTCGCCATCATATAGATTAGATATTTCGGGAAGTTCTATGACAAGAGGAACATTGGTAATTGATAACAATGGCACAGATACATCTCCGACAGAATATTTAAGATTTGAAAGGAATTCTCAAGGAAGCACAAACTATTTCAATAGCATTTATAGTTCAACAGGATCAGGCACTAACTTAATGCAATTTAGATTATCTAATACATCAGGTAGTCAAGGAACTATAATGACATTAACAGGAACAGGCAACGTGGGGATTGGTACGGCTACGCCTTCATACAAATTAGATGTTCAAAATAATGGAGATTTTGATGTAAGAATAAAAGATACAACACTAGGTGGCACTGTTGGAATTTTATTTGAAGCTGCCAATGATTTTAGTGGAACATCTCAGGCATATGTAAAAGGTATATTAAGCGGTAATTCTGGTACAAGTCAATTAATATTTGGTACTGCTGGGTCAAGTGGAGATGTAACAGCTACCGAGCGCATGAGAATAACCTCCAGCGGTAGCGTTTTAATCGGAAATACTGCTGGTAATGGATATAAGCTAGAGGTATTCGGTAGCACTCAAGCTGGAAATACATTCGGACAAACTTTTGCTGGTGTTGGTGCGTATTCACAATGGATAACAAGTGGAGGCGCATTTGCAATGGGTTTAGATGGAGCGGCTGGTGCTACAGAACGTCTTAGGATTACCTCTTCTGGCCGAGTACTAATCGGCACCACCACCGACAATACTATAGATCTGTTGCAAGTGGCGGGGAGTGGTAGGTTTAGCAATAATTTTGTAGCATCTGGATATTCAGCTTTTGGAAGAAGTGTAGATGGTTCATATAGAGTAATAATACAAGGTCAAGGTACAACATCATCGACATTTGGCATATCTGCAACAGATAGTGGTGGGAATCAAAACTTTTGGGTTAGAGATGATGGAGCAGGATATTTAAGAGCATCAGCATGGACATATGGCTCAGATAAAAGAATTAAGGAAAATATTTCATATATCGAAAGTGGTATTGACAAGGTAATGAAATTGAAACCAGCAACATTTGATTATATCGATGGGGCAAAAAATAACATTGGATGGATTGCGCAAGATATTCAAGAGGTTATTCCCGAAGCGGTTTCAATAGTAAATGCTAAAGGTCAATTAGGTTTAAAATCTGAATTTATTGTTCCCTATTTAGTCAAAGCCATCCAAGAATTAAAAACAGAATTAGATACTTTAAAAAAATAAAATATGAATACAATTCAATTCAATCTCTCAAGTCCACTACCTTACTTGAATACGCAAATTACAAAAGGTAGTTTTATAGTTTCTTATCCTAGTGGTTTATCGTATTGGCAGCTAGAGGATGAGAAAGGTAAAGTATTAGATGGCAATTACACATTCAGCCAAGAAACTTTAAGTCAATGGACAGACTCAGATCAAGTGTTGATCGATGCTTTGTTAGAAGCAGAGCCATGGATAGTGAAGGAGCAACCAGCACCGGAGCCTCAGCCGGAGCCGGAGCCGATTGAGGAGGTTCCAGCCACTGAGTAACCAGGGTGTTTTTTTGCCCTTTACGGCTAAAGTACTTAGTAAATTTGCACTAAATATTTTAGCTATGTTAGATTTTACCAAACATTTAGTAGGACTAGACGGACAACCAATTAAAGATGCCGATGGCCCAATCAGCCTGGGTAAGCTTTTATCTGGTCAACTAGCCTTTACCAACAAGGGAGATGCATTAAAGTTATTCACTTGGGCCCAGAAGCTCTACAAGGATGAACCACTGGATCTTGATCCTAGTGACGCCTCAACCTTAAAGGAATTCATCAAGTCCAATGAACAACTGACAGTATTAGCAAAAGCACAATTGTTGGAAGTTTTCAAAGATTAAGTATGATGCCCGTTGAGAAAGTAAAGTCGTGGCTGACCCCGATCCTAATTACAGGATTCAGTACAGTACTCTGGAATCTCTTTACCGAGATCCGTTCAGACATTAAAACACTGTTAGCTGCCAATGCGGAAGTACAAATTAAGATCCAGTCGCTAGAAAAGCGCATGGATGGGTTAGAGACCAAGGTATATTCTCAGCGGGCATTCTTTCTAAAACCAGATGAAATTGAAATACCTAAGCCTAATAATCGTAATTAGTCTTTCATGTAACCCTGTTAAGAAAGTCCTTAACGACCCGGCCAAATTTGACCAGGTTGCTGAGGAGGTCATTAAGAGGGGTAAGTGTGTGAATGATACCATTACGATTACCGAGGTTAAGGATTCAGTAGTATATAAGGACTCTATCGTAGAGACCATTAAGAACATACCCTGCAGGGACTTTGACACTACTATAGGTAGGGCCAGAATAAAAGTCAGCTCGGGGGTATTATCCTACTCCACAAAAGACTCTGTAGTCTATAGAACTAAGACTGTAACCAATACAGTAAAAGACAGATCCCTAGAAAACCTTCTAAGGGGTGATATCGCCAAACTCAACCAGAACCTAGCAGATAGGGACGAACTAATTAAAAGCGAGTACGCTCGATATAAGAAGCTCTCCAGCGAACATACCTGGCTTAAAGTAAGACTATGGTTTTTGATCATAGCGGCTTTGATTATAACATTCCGTAAACCAATTTTCAGATGGCTCTTTTCAAAGTTGTAGCAGCAAAAGATGGTGATCATGCCTGGCAAGCGACTGGCACGAATCCTAAGACGGGACGTGAGATTACGCTTAAAGGCGGTGAGGCAAAGCATCGTGGCAAGTGGGGAACCAAGGGTGGAAAGACCGAAGGTCAGGTTAAAAGTTACTTTGCTAGACACGCCAATAATAAGAGCCCTGTGGCGTATATAAACGACAAGAACTGGAGAGAAGGATCGCAGATTGGAAAATCTGTGAACATACCCAATAATAGATTTTAAAGATGGATCTCAAGGTTATACACGATACAATCCGATACTATGTTAACAAAGACCAGCAGGCATACATTAGTCCGCAGGAGATTGATAACGTATTGGATAAGGCACAGTTGGTTTTATTTAACCAATACCATACTAATCCAAAACTACCAGCCAAAGTCCAGGCTGCTGTATATGGGGATTCTCAACGTATAGACGATGCCTTAAGCATATTTAAAGACAAGTACACCTTTACTACTGGCGACACGCCAAGTGGTATAGTGACACTTCCGGCAAACTATCTACATCTACTTTCATTATACACCACTCAGTATAGTAACCAGCTCGGGAGAAATGTTTACTCAGCTGTGCAGGTACTAAATGAGGAGGAGCTGATAGAAAGATTAAACAGTCAGGTTATACCTGTTAGTGCGGAAGATCCTATTGCTATAATGAATAAGCAGAATAAGATTCAACTATTCCCAGAGGTCGCTACCAATGGCGGAGTGTACTATCTGAGAAGACCAGTTGCTCCAGTATTTGTATATACACAAAGTGGTAGAACGATTACCTATAACCAGGCGGGATCAACCCAGCTTGAGTGGAGAGATATGGACGTGAACAATGTTATAGCTATAGCCTTGTCTTATTACGGATTAAACATGAGCTCTGGTGAGGTGATGCAATTTGCTCAAGCTAAACAAGTAGAAGGACAATGACAACCATATATTCCATATCCGAGCAAGTGATGCGCTTAATGGCAGGTAACATTATTATCAGTGGTCGATACCACATTAATGATGTTAAGCGTCTTGTTGTTCAGGTTAGCAACCAATTGTTAAAGGCGGATCACTTTGCCATTAACGTACCAGAGGGTGACACTATACCTAATAACTGTATGGTGTTTACTTATGATAATATTACGGTAACAACCTATAAGACAACTAAAAGTAAATGCACCCTTCCAAGCATACCTATAAGCTTACCCAGGAATATGGGGGTTCTACACATCTCTAAGACGGATGCTATAGATGAACCTTTTATTCCTATTCCAACATCGATGTATGGGATCATAAAGCCACAAGATCTTCTAGGAGATCTATCTGGATTGATCGGATACGAAGTGGTTGGTAAGGATGTAATCTTTACGAAGAATCTTCCAGGTATGGGCGTGAATGCGGTTTACATGAGACTTGTGGGTTCTGATATATCTCAGCTCGGGGATTACGATATTCTTCCATTATCAGCAGATATGGAAGCTCAGGTAATTCAAACTGTGTACAACATATTAGTTCAAACACCGCCAGCAGATAAGGCACAAAATAAGAACGACTAATGAAACTATATACGTTAGATAAGCTGGTTCGGGGGGTACTCACATCAAGAGGATACCCTTTGCATTTCTACATGCAATTCCTTCATTATGGAATTCAAGCTCTTCGTGAGTTGAACTTTGATGTAATGCAGAATGTAAAGAGTGTTAGACTACCAGTTAATTCATACAAGGCGGTAACCATACCATGTGATTTTGTTGATTACGTAAGAATAGGTAACGAGCTTGGTCAGTATATTTTAAAGTGGGGCGAGAAAGATTCATTCAACAGACTGAATAGATTTGACGCCAATGGAAACAAGATCAACTACCCTGATATTGATTCGGCTAATGGTATGCTCCCGAACACATGGGAAAGCTACTATTACTCACTCTATGTTAACGATAAGGGTGAGCACCTGGGTAGGATCTTTAATAACAAGCCATCCTTCCCTAATTCATTTGAGGTGATCAGAGAGCGTAACGAGATTCAGTTGGATGAAGGATATGCGGGGACAGAAATTGTATTAGACTATATATCTGATGGAACTTCTGTAAGTGCTAGTAACGCCATACACCCGTATGCTGCTGCTGCTATAGAAGCATATATCATATACAAAATGAAAGAGCACAGTCGTGCGTACAACCTTAGTGAAAGACAGTTAGCTCAGCAGGAGTGGTATAATCAATTGAGAATCCTAAGGGCACGTATGAACGGAATTGATACTAACGATATCCAGAGAAGCTTGTCAAGAAGCTACTCGCCAACTATCAAGAACTAATGATTAGTAAAAAGATATTTACAGGTGGAATCAACGGAGATGACGCTGATGTGCTTATACAGCCAACAGAATATCTCAATGCGTTGAATGCTCGATTCGCCACTACCGAGAATGGTAAGGTTGGAGAGATCAGCAACGTAGAGGGGAATGTATTGAAGGCACAGACTATTAACGCCCAGGGGCAAAAGGTTTCCTGGACGCTTCCGGCTGGGGTTAATACAACTATTGGGGCGATTGAGGATACACCTAACAAGAGAATCTTTTTCTTTAATAAGAACTCTAACGGTAGTCATGGTATTTATTGTTATGATGCCGATACTGATCTAGTTTATAATGTGTTATTAAGCACCCAAGTTGTAGGTGGTTTGGGCTTTATAAGTAACATTAACTCGGTATCCATTATTGGCAGCATGCTATACTGGACTGATGGGGTTAATCCTCAGCGCAGGATTAATGTAGAGGCTGCTATGAGATTAAATCAACCTGCTTACAATGGCGGGTTTGATCCATATGTACTAGATAAAAATAGCACAGGTGGTACTGGTACAACACACATGGCTCAATCTGTAATTAATTTAATAAGAAACCAGCCATGGTGTCCTTCTAAGATTGAAAAGAAAATTGATTTAGACTATAAGAGCAATCTTATTAAGAATGAGGCATTTCAATTTGCCTATCGTTTTGTGTATCGTGACTATGAGACTAGTACATTCTCGCCATTATCTGATTTAGCCAATTTTAATACGGTCAAGGAGAATGACGATAAAGTCAATTATATAAAAGTCTCCCTACCAGTGGAGCAAAAGATAGAGCAAGATGTAATAAAGATAGAACTGGCGGCAAGATTTGTAGTTGGTGGGAAGTATTTTATTATTAAAACATTTAGCAATCCACTAGACTTTGCTACCCATAACACAAGTACACAGGCTAATACGCCATTGGTATTTAACTTTTATAATGACACAGCTGGTTATGCAGTAGATGATGCAAGTGCATTTAAGCAATATGACTCCATTCCGTTGACATCTGGGACGCTAGAGATTGCCAAGAATAGATTATTCCTTGGTAATAATTCAGATGGTTATGATGATCCTAAGAGTACTTCTCTAACTGCTAGCCCCGTATTGGCTTCTAATAATACGGCTAGTGGAGACTGGTATATTGCAGCATACATTTCTAACTTACAACAACCAGGACAGGTATATTTTTTATATATACCCTATATTCAAAATCCTGGGTTTTATACTACTACACCATATACAACTACAACACCTGGAGCAGGTTCAGTCAATTTTAATACGCTAACATTTGTTGCTAGTACTCAGGCAGGAATGGAAAATTATGTAAGAAATACAGTTTCTCCTGGCTCTTACATAGCCTATTCAAATGCTGTAAGTACGGTATCTGTAACAAATGCTCCACAATATGCAGGAATAGTAGGCAGAAGGGTATTTAAGAGTGACTCTGTTTATAGGGTTGGAATTGTATTCTACGATGAGGCAGGAAGAAAGTGTGGTGTTGTGACGAGCGAAGCTTTAAAGGTTACTACTGCTGACAGGCCATATGATGTAACAGAATATACGTCTCAAATTAGGTGGTTATTATCTAATGTTGATGCACTGGTTGAGATCCCAATATGGGCTACCCATTATTCTGTCGTTCTAACAAAATCATTAAGAACATCGTTCTTTATGCAGTTTAAAGCGGACGATATAAAATGGGTTACTAAAAAGACAGATGGAACGTACAACATTGAAACTACATGGGCTGCTGACAGATATGGTGTAGCGATTGATGTGAAGTCTTTATTTGGAGTTGGGTACGGCTATCAATATCAAGAAGGAGATCTAATGAAAGTATACTCGGCTAGTGCTGCAGCTGGTAGTACTATCGCTATCAAGGATACTTATGGATCTTATATTATATGTGATAACGCAAATCTGTCATTACCGCTTATATATGAAATATACACACCATATATACAAAGTGCTAATGAGCCTTATTACGAACGTGCTCAGACATTCCTAGTTTCTAATCCAGGTACAAGTCAAAGAAGCTATTCAACCGTTGAGGGTACATTTAATGGTGATGTTACTATAATTAACAGGGGTACGGTAAATACTCCAGTATTAATGGAAGCTATGTCGCCATCTGATGCAAATTGGAAAATCTGGAATACTGATGCTGGAAGGCCGAATATTATTCTTGATACAGATCTTGTAAATAAAAAGACTAATGTATGTTTTTCTAATGTGATTTTATTAGGATCGCAAACCAACGGACTATCCACATTCGATGTACTTGATCAAACGCAATTGCCATATGAGCTGGCTTCTATTCAGAGGCTTGTATTGGTTAGTAAAGTAATTGCAGAGGGTACAGTAATGTTGGCTATAGGGGAGCAGGAAACGGCATCTATGTACCTGGGTGAGTCTCAGATCGTAGATAATAGAGGAGGTTCGTTCTTGGCTACGAGTTCGGGGGTAATAGGAACAGTGAACGTATTAAGAGGTTCATACGGTACTATTAACCCAGAGAGTGTGGTTAAATATATGGGGAACGTATATTGGTTTGACGCTAATCGTGGTGCGGTTGTAAGCTACTCTCAGAATGGTTTATTCCCAATCTCCTCAAACAAGATGGATAAGTATTTCCGAAAAGTAGGAAGTGACATCTTTGACAATAAGCTTAGTATCTATGGCGGGGTAGATCCGTATCATAACGAGATATTAATGTTTGCTCCAAGGCGTTCAGCTATACCTGAGGGGCCTCGCTTGACGGATATGGTTGGATCAAGCAACACCTATTCATTTACAACACAGGTTGCATCCTCTACAATATCTGTAGTGGGTTCAGCTACATATACATATTCGGGTGGACAGGCTGGCCCAAATCAGTCTGTGGTAACTGGATCAACCGGGCCTGTGACATATACATATGTAGGTACTGGCGGAACGGCTTATGGCCCGAGTGCAGTAAGACCTTCATTGGTTGGTACATATAGTGTAACTGCTACTGTAGCCAGCGATGGTATATATCAGGCAGCAACATCTGCTCCATTCGCCTTTGCCATTCAGCAGGCGTTTGTTTTCGATGCAGATTACATGTTATTAACCTATCAGTTTACGGATGGTCTTGACCTGGATACACGTACACGTATCGTAACGCCAGATGTTGGCCAGGATACTCAGCCAGAGTATGTCGGTTGGGGTGTGGCTAGTGTATGGCCAGCTGCGGGTACTCCATTACTAGACTGGGGTGGCGATAATACAGGTACTGGGTTTGAGTCTGTATTGATTAATGTGGCTCAATTAAAGGCTAGTTATCCAAACGCATCTACTCTGGTGGTAGACCTAAGGGCCTTCTGGTACAACACGCAAGGCTTCAACCCAGTGAACGTTGCTGCAACTCTTTGGAAAGGCGGTACGCCAATTAAACAGGGAGCAGGTGGTAACCCAGCCTATAGTTATACTAACCCAACAGCTACAGCTACATTAAATATAGCCTCTGTGGGTAAGCAGATCACCCTGGCTCCGACTACTAATAAACAACAAAGCTCAGGCGAGCGTGTCGCTACATTGACATACAGCCTGTCTACCAATACAGGATCTTTTAATATAAACGATACAACAACACCTAGCGTATGATGACAGAGAAACAAGCAATGGGACTGGTGTACTATAATCTAGGAGATGTGGTATTGGTTGAGCGTGATGGTCAGCGAAATGTTTTCAGTTCGGGGGCAGGATTTATGGTCGCCATATTAGACGGAGATAATAGCTCAGTAAGCCCAGTATTTCAAACCCTACAAGAAGCACAAGCATGGTCGCAACAATAAATATAACCGTCACAGAAGGTAAGGAGTATTTGGTTACAGCCCCGGCAGGTATCACAGTAAGATACAATAACGAGGTAGTGACCAGTACGTTTATAGCTGTGGCTAGTGTTAACCAAATCCTGGCACTCTCTGATTCTGTTCAGTCAGGACAGATTGTAGTGACAGAGGTTCAGAGAAGTTATTATGAGCCATACGATGCTCAAGGTGGCGTATGGGCTTATCAGCCTTCTATAGATAAATGGACAACTCAGTACAGCTTTCGTCCAGAGTGGATGACACTAGTAGGGAATAGATTGGTTTCGTTTAAGGCTGGAAGTCCTTATGTACACGATAGTGCAACATATAACACGTTTTATGGACAGGCATATGATACCGTATTAGCCTTTCCACATAATGAAGCTGGGAATGTTATTAAGTCTTATCAGTCGTTTTCGATTGAAGGAGATACCCCCGACCTGGTGCATAATCGCACAGAGGTTCCTTATGTACAGAGTTCTGATATAAGATTGGATGAATTTAGAATTAAGGAGGGCGTAAACTATGCTACAATTTTAAGGGATAGATTATCGCCAAATGCTAGTGGAAGTTATGATCAAAAGGTCGTAACAGGAGATAAGATGAGAGGAGAGGTTGGAAAGTTCCAGGTGGTATATACAAACCCTACTGCGAAGAAGGAATTGAAGTTTGCCAACATAGGATTTATACCTAGTCTTGGTCACACAACCACCCCCTAAAATAGAGATAAACTCAACATTAACAAGATAATTTTGCAAGTATGTTAGGCTTAGGATTAATTACACAAGGACTTTCTTCCATATATGGAATTGGTTCTGGCATTAGCCAAAGAAAAGCGGCTAAAAAAATCAACCCAGATTACTTCGCTATCAATGACCCACGCCTAAACACAATGGCTAGCCCATATGCTCAACAGATGTTAGGTCGTGCACAGATGCAGGTTAATGCCCGTATGCCGGGTGCTGCTCAGCGAGAGCGTCAATTACTGGCAGGTACAGCTGGAACTCAGGCTGCGATTAGCAGAGGCGCAACGGATATGTCTTCTGCAATGCAGGGTATATTGGCGGCTCAGGCTATGGGTGCTGACCAGATCAACAACCAGGCTTTAATGGAGGCTCAATTCCAACAGCAGCGTGAAGGTCAGCTGATGAACGCTCAACAGACCATGATAGGCGAAAGAGACAAGGCTTTTAACGCCATGAATCAAAAGTACATGATGGATTTAGAGCGCAAGAACGCACTACAAAATGCCGCTCAAGAAAGCATTAGTGGTGGTCTTGGAGGATTGGCTGCAGGATTCTTTAGTGCGGCACGTGCAAAAGCGGCAGGTGCTAAGATGTGGGGATAATAAGTACTAACAATAGACTTTTTCAAATATGATACAGCCGGAAGGATATAAAGTTGATCTACGACCACTTCAGTTTTTGGGCGAATATGTTGATGACCTAAGACGTGAGCAAGAATTCCAAAAGACTTTGTTTAAAAAGGATCAAAATCAGTTTGCCAATCTATATGATGACTGGGCAAGGCAGTTTGTTACTGCATCAAAAGATCTTCCGGCATCTGTTAGATCAAATGGGTTAGCCTCTACGCTTAATCAGGTTAAGGATATTATTTTAAAAAAGGGTAATACAGCGGAAGCTAATCAATTAATCAATGATCAGTTTGCAAACTTTGTTGGCCGTTCTGCAGCGTATGCAGAATATGACAAGACTGGTGATGAGATAGCTAGGGAATTAAAGGATAGAGCATACGACCCAAATCTAGTTAAATCATTTGTTTCTCAGAATTTGTTTAAGATAAATCCAGCAACAGGACAGGCTATTCCGAAGGACGTTTCGGAGATCGGAGACATCAACGAGGTTATAACTAATGAGCTTAAGGCAAATAAGAATAAATACTTCAACAGGTCAAAGGGAGGTAAATCAATCTTTGGTGTAACTAAGAATGTTAAGCCTGCATTGAGGAAAGAGGATATGACCATAGACTCAACGGGTAAGATGGTTACAGCTGTTGATTATCAGACTCAGAACTTCCCTTGGACTAAGGTTGTGCCTGTAAAAGACCAGAAGACTGGTCAAGAATATTTCAAAACGGTAATGGATAAAGAGGAGATAGAGATTGAGGATCCAAACAATCCAGGTCAAACCGTTAAAGTTCCTGTGATATCTCAGAATGGATTTAGATCTTTTGTGATGGCTGACGAAACTGCTGCAGATGCTATTGAAGTTGGAGCACTTGATTTAATCGAAGAGCAAAACCAATTGCGTGTTGCAGAGGGTGGTTATAAAGATGATAATGGCAGGCCATTAGATGTTACCAAGATTAGAAACGAGGACGACTTCAATAAATTAATCGCCAAGGGGTATAATTTAATAAACCCATATGACGATCAGAATCGTGAGAATTTCGGGCGTATCTACCTAACTGGACATCCAGCTATGCAACAATATGTTGAGCGTGTAGATGTGTCTGTATCTAGGCGAAAAGACGCAGCTCCAACAGTTAATGTTTACAATAGCGTAAACACTGGCGCACTGACAGGTGGTTATATGGATTCTTATAAAGTACTGGATGATGTAGCTGGATCCGGGCCAGATGAGGTTGTTAACGGTAAGGTTGCTGGTAAATCCATAAGTGGATTGCCTAGTGATATTCAAGAGTATCTGGTATCTGTAGCAGACGATGTAGGTAAGAGAAGAAAAGCTAATATAAAATATAGTGCAGGAGATCTTGTTGTGAAAAAGGTTGGTAATAATGTACAGTTATTTGAAAAGAATTCTGGCAATCTAGTATCTACTATTACTAAGGCCAATCTGAATATATACACAAACAATCCATTAGGTTCAGAAAGAAAAAATAGAGCAGCAGGTGGTGCTCCAGTTTATAAGGGACTTGATGCTAAGGGTAATCCAATATTTGAATAATTATGGCTGAATACTTATTTGAGCAAGATCAGTTAGATCAAATGGATAATAACATTCGTGATATGCTTTCTAAGGGTGCAACCCGTGAGGATGTCATGATGTACACTAATGATTACAAGGAGAAATTTGTTAAAAAAAAAGATGGTACAACGGGCCTACCATCTTCTCCATCAGTATCAGTTGGTATAGATCCAGAAGAGCTCAAGGCTAGATATGCTCGCATAGGTGGCGGAAATAAATACATCAATGACTTAATTGATAGTAAAAGATCAAAGGATCCAGCCTTCGCTCCTAGGGCTTCTGAGTTCATTTCTGGTGCAAATAACCTTAATGAAAAGAACTTAAAGGCAGAAAGGGTTAACTACGTTTACGATTTCTTAAAAAAAGATTCTGACATTGAAACTAATGATCAGACAAGAGATGCGTTTTTAAGCTCCCAATACGCTGGTGCTTATTATTCAGAGTCACCAGATTTGCAAAAAGAATATCAACAGTCCGATCTTAAGGACATATTAACTCCAAGGCAATTCACTGGTTTAAAGTCATTGTCTTTTGGTAGGCAATCTGATTATTTAAAGTCAATAAATAAATTAAAGAGTGCTGACGTTGATGAATCAGAAAAGGAAGCAACAAAGCTTGAACTGGATAAATTTGGTATTGATATAGACCAGGATGCAGCAGCATCTATGTTTAATCAAAACGTAAATCCACAGCTTGTTGATACTATATACACAAGAGCAAAGACGGATTTGCCGATTGTTCAAGAGAAGCTTAGACAGATTGATTATGAAAACCCATACACGGCTCGTTCGTTTAAGAACATTATAAACGGAGCTATCAATCGTGGTGTGGCTATGGGTTCTACTGCCGACTTGTTGACCGTAACATCTGAACAGTCAGGTATAGATGTGGAAAGACTTGCTGCCATTCAGAGAGATTTACAAGCGGCTAAAAGTTCAAAGGCATACGAAGAGTTTAGTAAAAATCCATCGCTAGAAACATTTAGTAGGAATCCAATTGGAATACTTACTGAGTTGAGTTTAGAAAGCTTAGCAGCATTATACTCTCATGGTTCAACTAGGATGGCTACTGGTGGTGCTACTGGTGCAGCTATGGGTAGTGTTGTTCCAGGTATTGGTACTGCTGTTGGCCTTACAAGTGGTATAACGGCAGGTCTAGGGTTGTCTTCTTTGAATCTAGAATATTCTTCAAAGATACTAGAAGGTCTTAACGAATTAGGAGTTGATGTAACAAAACCAGATCAAATAAAAAATGCATTTTCTGATGAGCAACTAATGTCTAAGCTTAAGTCTGATGGCTTAAAGAAGGGCGTTCCGGTTGCGTTGTTTGATATGCTAAGTGCTGGATTGGCTGGTAAGATTGTTTCAAAGCCCACAAAGAGTGTTGCTGGTAAATTATTACAAGGTACTACAGAAGTCGGAGTACAGGCTGGTCTTGGAGGTGCGGGTGAAGCATCAGGTCAATTGGTTTCTGAAGGTAAGATATCTAGGCCCAATGATATCATCATGGAGATGGTGGGAGAGTTTGGCCCAGGTTCCGTTGAGATTGCCTATGGTAGTGTAGTAGAAAGTGCAAAGAAGGGTAGCCCCGTAAAGACTTCAGATATAGTAAATATCGTCACTAGTGACAAGAAGAATATAATTGATAATAACATAAAATCTGAAGTTGTTGCTGGAACTATTACACAAGAACAGGCGGATGTTATCAATAAGGAGATTGCAAAGGTTGAGGCAAGTCTGCCTAAGGTTCCAGAAGATTTATCAGCAGATGCGAAAGCAAGAACCATAGAACTGATAGATCAAAAGACTAAGCTAACAAGACAACTTAAGAATCTTGACGATGCATTCAAACCGGACATCACTAACAAGATTAAGTCGATTGATGAACAAATTATTTCAATAGCTCAAACAGATAGAAATGCCATTACAGAAAGCCAAGTCCAAGAAGGACGAACAGAAAGCAATATCAGCCAACCTCAGGGAGCTGTACAAGGACAACCAGAAATCGGGCAAGGAGAGGGGCAACAAGGGCAAGCCGAGATCCCGCAAGCAGATGTTAGCGATAGCAATATCAGCGGCAAAAGGGAAGTAATCAAACAGAAGTTTGACTTTGTTACTGACCAGGATTTCGTTGCTGAGGCATTCACTCCAGAAGAAGATGCTGCAGATCGTGCTGCACTTCCAGAGTCTGAATTCAAATCAGAAGAGGAGTTATCTAACTTCTTAGCTAATGGAGAGTACGCCATGTTAACCGGGCAGAATCCCGATGCAGTACCACTCTCTAAAATAGCGAATAAGAAGCTAAATGAAAGAGCTACTCAATGGTTAGCAGATCGGGGGCTTAAGGCGACTCCAATCTTTGGTAAATATGACAATTCAGAAAGATCTTTCCTGGTTCCAAACATGACTAAAGCTCAGGCTATAGAGTTTGCTAAAGATTTTCAGCAAGACTCCGTAGCCCACAGCTCTGGTCTTGTATATAAGGATGGGTCTTTCAACCCACGTACGGAAGGAGTTAATCTTGAACCAAGGTTCGATCAGGGTGGCGACTTTTTCTCTTCTATAAACATAGGCGGTAAGCCAGTTGATTTTAGTGTAAACTATGACTTCGAGACTACCGTTCCTGCTGAAGGAATGCAAGTTGATGAGCAGGGTCAGTTGATAGATACTAAACTTCAAGATGCTGTAGGTAAGGCTTCTCAAGCCTTACAGAAATCTGGCATTAAGTTTAACATAATAGACAGCTCGGTTAACCCTGAGCAGGCAGATGCGGCTCGAGGCAACCAGGCTATATTCAGAGATACTGACGGAACAATAACTATTGACAAGTCTAAGCTTGCCAATGATATCGAGGCTGGGATAGTGGTGTGGCATGAATCGTCACATCCTGTTATGAATATCATCCGAAACACAGATCGTAATCTATACGATGCCGTGGTTCGGGGGTTAACATCTGCTGCTCAAAGGAATGAAGGTATTCAGAAGGCACTTAATTGGGCTACTGATGGATATGAAGGTAATGACGTACAGGCTGATGAAGCTCTTGTTGAAACCATTGCCAGAATCGCAGAAGGGGTGGTAGATATAAGCACACTAGATACTGGATTGCGCCAAAGGATCATTGATTTTATTAATGATATTGCTAAATTTTTTGGCATTAATCCTATTATTGACAACACAGATCTGGCAGAATTTAAACGTGTTGCTACTCAGGTGGCAGAAGCATTAAGCCAGGGTAGGGATATAGCAGAGATTGTAGGTGAGGAGAATGTAATGGAGTATGGTGCGCCTATTGGCGTTCCTGTACAACCTAAGATTGCAGATAAGTATGGGCCTAAGGTTAGTCATAATGGCGGCAACTATAAGCTGTCATTTGTAAGACCATCAGACATCATTGATATTAAATCCCTAATTAAGGAAATCGCTGACAAGGATCAAAAGGTTTGGTTTTGGGTAGCGGATCAGCTCGGTAGGGGAATGTATTATGATAGTGTGATAGATGGAGAACATTACCTGGATGCCGGGCCATCGTTTGCTCTTGACCCAAAGAACAGGGATAAGAAAGTTATATGGGCAACTGGTAAGGGAGAGAAGTGGGTTAAGGATAAGATCGCAAAGAGTGACTACATCTTTATCATAAGTGGATCTCCTAAAAATAGTAAACTATTCAACAAGCGTGTTGCCGAGATTACATTTAACAGAATAAAGAAGGTAGTAGGCGAAGAAGGATCTTGGGATAAGTTTAAGTCTGAAGTTCTTGGCGTTTCTAAGATTGGGAAAATAAACGAGATATTAAACAAGTACAATTCATTTGAAGAGTTGTTAGCAACTCCTGATAGAAAGGAATTACTAATACAGTTTGACGAACAGAAGGCGAAGAAAGGTACACCACTAAAGGCGTTGTTAGAAAAGTATGGTGCATTTATAGATTACAACGATCTGCGTGATGGCTTCTTTAAGGACAATGACTTCAATATGAATGATGTCATGCTTGTTCTCAAGCCTACTGAATATGGCGGAAAGTCTGATCACAGTACATACGAGAATAATATTCTTGGCGAAGTAGTTGGTGTACCCGATAGAAGGGTTGACGCATTTGAATTGATGCCTGATGATTTCAAGGCAAAGTATGCGCCAGACATGTCAAAGACAGGACGGTCTCAAGCGGTTGCCCCGTATGGTTCTGGTATTAAAAACATACAAGCTTCAGTCGGATTAAGAGAAGACCTAGTAGCTGATGCTGGCCTCAGAAAAAAGATGACCGAGGATGGGGAAGGCAACTACGTATTCTTCCACTACAGTGATAAGGAGTTTAAAAAAGTAGATCCAAGTAGGTTTGGTAGCAGTAATATAACAGGTCGTGATGAACGTCCTGGTGTGGATATTGCTATGTTTTATACAGATCCTGATACTTCAGAGTTTAATGCAAACTATGGATACTCTGTTCGCATACCAAAAGATCAGGTATATACATTCGATACAGATCCACTGAATCTATTGCCGGAAGCTAGAAGGGCTTTTGAAAAACAATATCCAGGCCAGGCATTTGATGCTAATAAGCAGGTTGGATTTGTTACGAAGATCGCTGCAGAGAATGGATTCCCAATGACGGTGGCATCCTGGAAGCTCGGGGGTAAAAAGATGCTTCGTGCACAAACCACAGAGAAACTTCCTGTAAAAAAATACAGTGAAATAGTACCAGGTACATTTAACCAGGTAGAGTATAAAGAAGAGTTTACCGCCAATAGTAAGAAGCGTGGACAGTTTTCTGTTGGTGGTAGATCGGAAGAGGAGCTTCGTGCAGAAGGACAGGGTAAAGAGAGGAATCGTGCATTGGCTTCTAAGTATGGAGATCTAAGTCCAGAGACTCAGGCCAAGATTGAAGATGATGCAGTTACTTATTTCCAGAGACCTAATAAACAAACTGAGAAAGCAGTTGAAGATTTTATTGAGGGTATTAATATTATGGACGCTGCCGACTACGTGCTTGGCAATCCAGATATCCCAGAGGTTTCTAAGGTATGGATGGCGGCAACTGTAGCTAAGAGATTGAATGCAGAGATTGATGCAGCTAAGACTGATAATAACCAGGATCTAGTTGAAGCATTGACAAGTAAACAGGCGGAGATATATAATGAATTCGCTAAGAAAGCTACATCACTTGGTCAAGCAGTTCAGGCGTTCATTGCATTCAAAAATGATCCTAATGCAGTTGGTTTCTTCCTACCCAAGATTCTTAGACAATTAAAGAAGGCTGGAGTTGAAGAGGTTACTGAGGTTCAAAAGGCCGATATAATTAACAGACTTAAGAATGTTAACGAAGCCAAGCCTGGTCTTCCGAAGGATAAGGCAATTATTGAATTGTCTCATTACCTGGCTGGTATTGCCCCAATGAAACCAGTAGATATACTGCAAGCATTGTGGTATGCTAAAATCCTTTCTGGTGTAACCACCCAGGCTACCAACTTCTTTGCCAACGTATTCAATACTCTGTTTGAATTACCAGCAGTAGGTATGCGTATAGCAATAAAGAGTGGCGATCCATTGGCTGTTATATATGGGATTAAAGGCTTTGGATCTGGCGTTGTTAAGGGTGCTGTATCGGCTGCAGACATTATCAAGACGGGCGTTAGGTCTAAAGAGATTGACAAATACTTCTCAGAAAACCCTCTAGAATATTTCACTTGGAGTAAGTGGCTTGGTGAGAAAGGTAAGGTGTTAGATAAAATACCGCCAGTTAATTTTGGCGCATGGAAATATATTGGTAGAATACTGGCAGCTACCGATGCGCTGTTCTCTACAGCAAACCAAGAAGCTGTAGCAAATATGTTAGCATATGCAGATTCAGATGGTAAGCCTAGTAGAAATAAGTTTCGCCAGGTTGATAATCTTCTGAACAACACCTCCGAGAAGGCATTAGCTGCCAAGAAACAAGCCATAAGAGAAGGCTTTAAGAGGGATTCTTTACAGTGGAAAAGAAGGGTTATTGAGTTGATTGATCAAGGTAGAGATGCTAAGGTAATGGAAGAGGCGGATGCAATAGGTAAGCGCATTACCATGAACTATGATCCAGAAGGATGGACTAAGCCTGTTTTTGATGCCGTTGTTGGATTGCAAAGGAACATCCCTATCATTAAAATGGTTGTGCCTTTCGCTAGGATCGTAGCCAACCTAACTGAGAACGCATTAAACTACACCCCAGCAGGTGCGGTTAGGGCTGTAATTGGAAAGCGAAGCCCATTCAACAAGTCTGGTACGCCATTGACAACGAACGAAAGAATAGACCTTATGTCTAAGTTCGCAATTGGCATGGGAGCTCTCGCTATTTTAGCGACTAAAGTAGGGGATGACGATGATGACTGGTTCGATATAACAGCTGGTGGCCCTAATGATACTCAAAAGAAATACGAATTACAAAAGGGTGGTTGGAGACCATACACTATTGTATTCAAGGATGGCACTAGACTAAACTATAAGGACTGGCCAATTGCTGGAATACTAGCTGGTATGGGTAATATCAGAGACTCAAAAAAATATGGAGAAGCTGACGAAACATCTATGGCTTTAGCTGCATATGGATTCTTCTTAAACTTCTACGATAAGTCTCTTCTTAGTGGCCTATCTGATTTCTTCGGAATCTTTAATGTTAATGCCGGAAGAGGCAAGTATGCGCCAGAAACCAAAGCGTCTGAACGTGCTACTAAATGGGCAGCACAACAGGCTAAGTCAGTAGCGGTTTCTAACCTAGCTCAGCAGACTGGTAAGTTATATAGTGAATTGGTTACTGGTGATCCACAGCGTGATGCTAAAACATTCACAGAGATAATCTATCGTGATCTTCCAATGTTTAACGATGGCATCAGACCGATTATTGATGTCTTTGGTGACGAGGTTAAATATACCATAACAGAAAGGCTTTCTCCAATCATGGCTGAACCTGAAAAGGATTCTTTAATCAAGTGGTTAAATGAGAATAAGTTATTTGTTGGCGTTCCAAAGAAGACCAATATATATGACTTTGATTCAGATACCGAAAGGCCAATGACCGATGAGGAATACTACGAGTACAGAAAGCTAGCAGGTAAAAAGACAAAGGAGTGGATACTAGATTTCATGGCGGATATGAAGGGTGATGAAAGGCAGGTTACTGAAGCTATGTTTGATGCAGCAAAGAGAGCTGCACGAAGTGAGGCATATGCGGAGTTGTTTGTGAAATAACACCCCGTATTCTGAATAGATAAGAGTAACACTAATAGTAATTTTATGCGACTTGGCGATCTGTTTAATGACGAGAATCACATCAATGAGAAATCCATAATAGGGATAATATCATTCTTGATCATGATCGTTTACTCCCTGGTAGATGTAATATATGCCATGATGGGTAAGGTTGTTGAGATAAACGAAAGGATTTATACCTCTTTCGAGACGATAGTACTAGGAGCATTCCTAATCAGCTCGGGGGAAAAGATTGTAAAAGTTATAACGCATGGCAAAAGTAACAGAGTCAAGAAAAACCACGTTCGGAAAGAGAAGGAAAGGGAAAGCCCAGAAGAGGAAGGGGCCGAAGGATAAACAAGTAAGCAAGTATAAAGGACAAGGAAGATGATACAACCACCTAGAATATCCATGCCAGGAGCATCAATGATTAATGCGGTAACTGGCCTAGTGTCTAAAGTTAAGAACAGGCTGTATAACAATCTGTACCCATACGGTTATTCTACACAGCAGTATAATCCAGAAACAAAGACAATGGAGGAAGTAGGCCCGGCCAAAAGATTGTTTAGGGCTGTGGTATTAAACCAGCCTGAGCAAGAAGTAGCTGCTGCTAAATCTAATCCACAGGGATATGAGAAGGAGAAGTATGATCTGTGGGGAATGTATCTAGGTAAAGGACAGAAGAGCAACTCTATCAAGCAGTCCACCTATGCGCCTACTAGAGGCTCTGGCAAGGGTACATATTACGCTATCCCTAAACTTGAAGAGCAGATCGGGGCGGTAGGAGAGATCAAGGCTAAGGACTTTAATGACTTTAGAAACCAGGTATTAAGCTCTACAGAGGGTGGTACGTTTGGATTTAATGCGGTAAGCGGAAGTCGTGATGATAAGAAGGCTAAGATTGTAGCTAATGTACAACCACTGGGAGATGCTACGATATCTGCTGGTGAGGATGATAAGGGGTATTATATTTCTTACTATGATAAGTGGGATCTGAATCCATTCAGTGGTGGAAGCGGAGTAGCAAGTGATATAGCTAAGAAACTTAAGCTAGATAAGATCGATGATCTTGCTGGCATAGATGGCCCAGAGATTTACGGACGTATATACTTTGATAAGAAAACTGGAAAACGAATAAAATAAAAATGGCAAAGACGCAAACATTAAGCCCATCACAAGTAGATCCGAGTAAGGTAACGTCAGCTGTTGCTAGATTGAAATCTTATATATCAGTGGCAAAAGATTATGATAATCTCGCTGAAAATTTCAAAGAAAAATCAGGTGTTGATTTAAGAAAAGTAAAGGATCCAAGAGATTTTGTATCTCAGAAAATGATCAACGATGCAAAGTCTAGGACAAAAAGAGGTAAAGAAGGTGCTATTTCTGTTATTGGAAATCCCAAAAATGAAAATACGTGTGCTGCTGGCGTATGTACTATAGCTGCAGATGCTGGTGTAAGTTTTGATAAAATGAGTGGTACTGGAATGACGGGGTTAGCTACGGATAAATTGGGCAGAAAGATTCCACAGTATAATCCTTTATTCACAGCACAACTTGATAAGACTGGATACTATGAACTGTCTCCAGATGAGAAACCAGTGCCTGGAGATTTGGTTCAATATTTTGAGCCAAGGGGAAGTCTTAACGAATTAGTTCCATACCACATGGAATTTATTACTGATGAAAAGGGAGGTGGTAAGTATGCAACATTTAACAATTACGGACTATTCAATGAGGGGAAGGGAGAGTCTGAGGTGGTCGATGCAAGAGGATCTGATAAAGGAGACAAGGGGAGAGATAGTTCCGTTAATAGATTTTATAGATTGAAGCCAGAGGCTGCAAGTGCTGCCGTTGGTAAGGACAATATGACAACTATTGCACGGGCAAAAGAACTTTCCAATCAATTAGATTCCATTTTCCAAAAGGGAATACCAGGAGAAAGTAGTGATTTTTTTGACTTTGTATCATCTGCAATCTTAACCAATCAGCCTAAAGAAAAGGTTCTTAAGATTGCTCTTGATTATTCAAAAGATAAAGAACTTGCAAAAGCCCTAGTTGAAAAGATGTATCAATAAGATGGTAGCAAATAAAACTAATCCTAAACTATGGGAAGCCGCCAAGCGTGAGGCTAAGGCTAAGATGGGTGGCAAACACTCGGCCAGAGCTATGCAGCTGGCTGTTGCCATTTATAAAAAGAAGGGCGGTAAGTTTGAGGGTAAGAAGTCTTCTGAGAATAGTCTAGCAAAATGGACTAGACAGGAGTGGAGAACCTCAGACGGATCTAAGTCAGAAGGTAAGAAACGCTATCTACCAGACAAGGCTTGGGATGCACTAAGCCCAGCAGAAAAAGCCGCCACTAATCGAGCCAAGGCGGAAGGGGATAAGAAGGGTAAACAGTTTGTTAAACAACCCGATAAGATAGCAGAAAAGACCGCCAAGTATAGAAAATAATTCGTATATTTGAGTATGCTCGACATATTCAATTCGTGTGTTGACTTACTGTACTGGGCGGCATGGGTTTTAGGTATAACCTATGAGGAGATCAATGTGATCCTTTTTGTTTTTATACACCCAGCAATAACCATCTTGTTGTTCATTCTCCTAATGATAAGCAATAGGAAACTAAAGCGACTCAATCAACATCTTAATCTGGATAAGTAGATCCACAATCTTTTGTGAGGTTTCTGTAAGGCAGTAATGATTGCCATCTGTTTTCGATATTAGCTTATCCTTTTCCAGTTGCCTAAGACTAACCGTTAACATATTGCCACTAACGCCATTTACAAGCTGTTTAAGCTTGTTAAATCTGACTGGCTTGTGGTATAGTATTATCAATATGATAGGCTTCCATTTGCCTCCTATCTTCTTTCTATTGACATTTATAATATGTGGATCAATCTTTCGGATGTTATTAAGTTATATAAAGCATAAACATTAATCACTACAGGTTGTAACAAACAGGTTACAAATACCTAACCTAGTTTTATCTATCTTAAATCGGTCTAACTATCTGTTATAGATATTTGGCGTACTAAATCAACAACCTATGGCTACAATCAAGAAGCCCCAACCAAAGAAAGATTTGCCAGTCGGAAGATCTGTCAGAGTAGAATCTGGAGAGATCTTTATTATTCAAAAAGACATTCCAGTTCTAGGTGTAAGGTCTATGGGTACTGCATTAAGGTATCCATTTAGTGAGATGCAGGCAGGAGAATCTTTTGAGATCAAGTCAAATCCAAAGGAAACCAGAAGAATGGTATCCAGAGTAAGTTCCGCCTGTGTGTCTTATGTCAAGCGAGCAAACAAGGCAGCTAAGTTTACAGTAAGGCGAACAAGTGATCAAACAATTAGGGTTTGGCGGATTAAGTAGCGGAAGGCCCCCAGCTCGGGGGCTTTACCATATCTTAACATTATTCCATATATAATCCCTCATCCACTTAGCACCCTCTATCCATTTTGGGTCTGTAGATTGACTCAGAATATAATCATCCCTTAAATTTTGTGGCATTATCCTAACGGATGCATAGGATTTTACTTCCTCTTCATCGTTGCCTATAATCATCATAGGATTAAAGATAACGTCTTTGCCCTCCTCAGGATCTTCTAGATCATCGGGATTATGTACAGGTAGTTCGTTGTAATTAAACTCTCCTTCTATATCGAAGACGAATGATACATACCATTCGCCATCTTTGTTAATCAAGGTTCCATTCATGTTCTGCTAGTTTATTGTGTAGGGTTTCACGGACTTCATCCAACTTGTCATACACCTCCTGGGTTTGCTCGGTGTATTTGATTTGGGTGCGTAAGTACTGATCAAATTCCCAGATGGCTACGTATAGGCCATTTACCTTTACCGCTCTCTTGTGATCTTCCCGATCATCGGGTTCGTTCAGGTCAAACTCTAGTATTGCTTTCATATTTTTCGTTGTAATATTGTTCTGCTGTCATATCATTTTTACTTACAACACCTGACGCCCACGCATTAATTATCTGCTCCTTCTCCATTTGTTTGGCTTGGTCATATATTCTTGTAGGATTGAGTTTTATAACCGTAGAATCATCACTCTTTCTTATACCATCTAATTCTTTATCCAATTCTACAAGCTGTTCAATCAACCATTCTACTGCTGTTTGTTGTGCCATAGTTATCTGGTTTAATGACGATATTTTTAATTATCACTTGTTTGAATGATATGTTTCGTTGTAGTATTCTTCTAGTAAGTCAACAGTTATTTCTGCACCATCATACTTTGATTTAGCGTGTAGCATTTCACCTAAATAATTTCTATTCTTATCAGGATAGGATGCTACAAACTCTGCAAACCTTATCATCTGCTCCTTCTCCATTTGTTTAGCCTGCTCTATTTCTTTATGGTACATATTAACTATTCTAATAGGCAACTGGTCAATGAACCATTCAACTGCCGTTTTTTGTGCCATGTTATTTTCTTATTGGTGGGTGATAGTATAATTCTAACCATTGAAACGGAGACATGTCTGAGTCGTTACACTCGGCTTCTAGTTCGCCCCAGTGTTCTCTCCCCCGAACCTTTATTTTTTCTAGGAATCTTTTCTCTAAAGCTTCCAGAAGTTCATCAATAGTTAAGTTCTCTTTCTCGTACTCGAAGATCAATTCCTTAAAGTCAGATACTTTTATTAGACTTGACATGATGTATTCTTATTGCGTATTCTTTACCGTTTGATTCTACCCTTGTACCAGGCTTTAACCTCCTGGCGATATACTTTTCTGTAGTTCCTAAATACCTGGCTGCATCAACCCTAGATGGGAAGATCTTAGCCTTCTTCTTTCTCTCCTCTAATGGAAGAGATAAGTCATATACTATATGTGGTATAGCGTTCTCTATCATAAATCGTTAATAAATTTTTCTAGTTTATTCTTCTGTTCGTCTGTCATATGAGTAGCACATCTAAGTAGCTCATCATAGAATAAGTGATCCTTCTCCCGAGCTAATTTTCTTTTCTCTGGTGGTAGTCTCAATTCCATGGCGGTCTTTAACCATCTTAACTTGGTTACAAATGCAGACATAGTCTCACGCATGTCCGTTTTAAGCAGATCCTCTGCGTACAATAAACCATTACTAATGTTGGCGTATAATAACTCTAATGATTCAGCTTGCGATTCTGTTAGTTTCTTCATTGATAAGCTCTTGAAGTTTACACAATACTTGTCCTACTACGATTCCGATCTTGAGGTTATCTCCATCTTCTACGGCCCTAGCCAGGGATACGTACAGATTCTTTAAGTCGTCTATCATTTAAAAACTTTTTTACTTGATTCTCTAAATACTCTAAGTCTCCGTTATTGTTTATGTAATACTCAAACAGATATTCATCCAGTGCAGTCTCAGATGGATGAGCATTAACTGGCTTATAGTAAGGTCTGTTTACACGAACCACAATGCCGCCATGTTGCTGAATAGCATGTAGCTCATTTGGGAAACGCACATCGGTTACAATCCATTTGCTTGGACTATATTCACTCATCTTGTGTGGTCGATAGGTAGAGAACATGGCGTTAACCCATGCATCCTCATGTAGGTTATTACGTACCGCTTCGGTTCCTAGCTTTTGAAGAAGCTCCCGAACTGTCATACTTTTACGATACGCCTCCCCCGTGAAGTGTGGATTTACATGGTCTCCATCATTTCGACCCTTATATCCCCACGTATCCCATTCCGGCCCCAACTTCTGAGACTTAACATCCTGATCATCCATCGTGCTTGCTGGAATACCCGTTAGTATTTCAGCAACTTGTTTAAGAGGTTGAGAAAATCCTTTAATCTCCCATCCTGGTTCTAACTTCTGAATGAGTTCAGCTACTGTTGACTTACCAACTTTACCATAACCCGACAATCCTATAATCATATTTCCTTTACTACTTGAGGTTCTATAAATTGTAACTTACCCTTGTTGTGATGGATCATTAATACCAATAGGCGTTCAAAAGAATCATAATCCAGATTGATTTTTTGCCCATCTATTTTTATCTTGACACCATTGCCATCATCGACTAGCATACCACACACTTGGCCAGGGTAAACCCAATCACCATTGTTGGCGTATCGTATAACAGCAGTGTCTTCATTCTGTACGAGGTCATAATCATAGCGATCTATTTCACCGCCTATTTCTGAGTTTGTCCAAACTTGCATAAGGAAAGTTTAAAAGGGGATTGCTCCCCCTGGTTTTAGAATGGTAGATCCTCATTCTGAATAGTCTTAAGCCTCTGCTTGTTTACAGCAGCTTGCTTAGCGTCTTCAGCGTTTACCTTAGGTTCATAGGTGTCAATCTGTAACCTGTAGTCTGGCGATCTTTCACCTTCCTTCTTGAAGGTGTTTGGCCATGCTGTGTAGCGTTTGTCACCGATAGTGATGGACAATACTTCTACTTCTCCGTTCTTGGTGTTGATCACCTTCTTCCAGGCTGCGCCTGCTGATTGATTGTTACTCATAATTATGATTGTTTAGTGAATACGATTGCCTTGTTATAGAATGCTAATACTAGTTCCTTGTCTGTTTTAACCCAGGCTATTACTGGGAGGAAGAACAGTACGTCCAGATGTTCGATTTTAATTGTCATGGTTTTATTATTTTATTACTGATTAACATATCTAAGATCTCTTTGAAATCTTCTATAGTCATGGCGACTATTGTACCCTTTCGATTACGCTTGTGAAAGACAAGGTTGTAATTGTTCTTAGGCATCTTAGCAAGGATGTCGTGCAGACTACCAAGCTTCTCAACCGCCTTAGCTTGTACATGAAATGGATCGGTATAACATAGATCGATACCCTGATCATCTTTGCGTTTACTCTCGGATCGGGAGCTAACACATTCTGTCCATCCTAGTTCCTTGAACCAGTCTCTAATCTGTAGTTCATATCCGTGGCCCTTCTTTCGGGCGTTTATTTTCTGCGCCATACTCTTGGTTGTAGTTCTTCTATTGTTGACCAATTAACAATGGGATCAAATACAGTAGGATGAAAGTGATTAGGTTTCGCCTTCTGCTGCATATAGTACTGTTCTCCTGGAACAATTTCTTCAAGGGGAACCTTTTCAAGAAGGTTATCTCCTCGAACATCCTCCACATACTCTAACCATCTACCTCCTCCATTGAAATACCTCCATTGCTCTTTAAACAATATCTGTGAGGCGTTTAAACTTTTGGATGTCTTCCTTGCCATATGGTTGACCTACGAATTTTGTATCGTCCGAACCATCGTTGATTTTTTCTGCTGGCTCGAAACGAGAGTTATTAATATTGTAAGTGAAGTATGATGTACCTACCTCTCCAGAATACTTGAACCTTATCTTCCATCTATGTACTTCTGTCTGCTTGGTTTCAAAGTTTCTATACACTGTTAGGCCATTGTCCACCAGGTTAAACCAGTGAGAAGAATCACCAACATCGTATCCGTTAGGTACTTCGTAATTGTTTTTAATCTTGGATATCTTCTTTGGATGCGCCACTAGATATACATGTACACCGTAGTTCCTGGCGAACCTGGATACATCATTCATGATTAACTTAATCTGATGATGTCTTGTGTCTGACTGATTAGATAGGCTCTTCTCAACCGTACTCATGTTATCTATCACCAGACCATTGATACCATATCGCTTCACCATTTCTTTTGCCTTACCTAGAATACCTTCAATAGTTAGGTCGTTATCACTTAGTCTATAATACTTGAAGTGTTCATTCATGAACGGAGTCAATGACTCAACTTCCTCTTTAGATACACGTTCAGCGTATGGCTGTTTAAAGAATGACTTCCCGGTAACAATCTGAAACATTTCACTCAGCGCATGAGCTGTGTTCGCTTCTTCTGCTGAATAGATAAAGAATCTTTGATCGTGATCAAGGGCTAATAAAGACATTACATTTCTTAAGAATGAAGACTTACCATGACCAGGTATCCCTGTGATCAATGTTACCTGACCCGGATGCCATATCATTCCAGAACCAACGTCTGCACCCTTTGGGTAACCTTCTTCATACAGACGAAGAATCTCTTCCCTTACAGAATAAGCATCGTCTATACCCTCTACTGGAAATGGAGTGGCGGAGTTGTAACATTCTACCAAACGATCTGCGCCATACGTGGTTAGTACCTCATTGGCATCCTTGCATGGGAAGTCAATGATCATGCAGTTCTCTTTGCCTAAACGCCTGGCTAGTTCATTTCTAAGTGCAAGACCTGGCTCATCGGTATCAGTGGCGATATAGATCTTCTTGCCTTCAAATACATGAACGAATTCGTCTAGCCATTCTAGTTTTTGAGATCCTTTGCTTGCCCCGTTAGGAACCGATACAGCCGTTTTAATCCCTGACTCATAGAATGATAGAGCATCGATCTCTCCCTCGCAAATAATAATTTCAGAATCGCTATTATCACATGCAATATCAATGCCGTAAGGCCCAAGAAGAGCACCACTAACCAGCTTAAAATTTTTATCCCTATCTCTGTGCTTAATGTTGAAAATCTTCCCATTGTAGTAATAGTTAAAATGTATAGTTCTAACTTCCTTTTCTGCCTGGGGCATGTAGTCTATACCTTCTGTAACCTGATAGCGAAGAAGAGTTTGATTGGATATCCCCCGAGCTGCGAACCAACTGATAACCTGATCGGATAGATTCTTATGTTCTACTTGTGGTATTACATACTCCTTCTCAATCTTTCTAGTTACAGCACCCTTGAATCCACAGTTATGACAATTCCAGATACCCTCCTCAACATCAACGCTGAGACATGGATCGTTCTTTTTCTTTCGATCCTGGCTACACTTAGGGCATGTGGTCTTTATATTACCACGTTGGCCAAAGCGAACATTGATTCCGAGCTTCTGTAATTCTTGTATCATTTTTTATTCCAATACATGGTGGCTTGATCGAGGTATTCCATAAACTTCTTAGGACTTCTGAATAGTGTAGTGGGCCGATTGTATTCCTTCATCTTCTCATCATCTCCCCAGGTTTCTTTCTTGTGAATGATTACACTTCTGAAGTGATCTATAGTGAGCCTTGGCATAGCCTTTAGGATTGCCTTAACCAGTTCTATATTGTTAGGTAATTGGTATCGTGTACCATTAATTTCATTGAACAACTCTACAGCCTCCTTAGCCAGTTCGATATTGGCGGTAGTGACTTCTACATTGTTATCAATAGTCGCCATGAACCAGTGCTTAGTAGGGTATATACTTCCGTTCTCAGCTATCTCAAGGAGAGCAGGTTGAGATGTTCGCATATCATCAACTGCTACAGACACCGCTCTGACACTCAGGCCAAGAGCCTCCGCCACAGAAGTGATGGAGGTCGAGAGCCAGAGGTTCTTGTATTGGGAACAGAGGTCTGCAACTAGGTAATGAACCGATGATATGCCTAGCTTCTGCCGGACATTATGATCGATTGCTTGTATCATACTTGTATGTATTGTTCCATTTTTAAATAGGGGTTACTCTTTGAATTGAACTTGATAGCATTCAAGCAAAGACCCGTCTTGATAAATATTTTAGAAGTATTATCGTTATGCTCTTTAAGAACTCCGGCATATTCTCTTCTCTTTCCTTCTCGCCAAGACTCACGGAAGTTCATTAGCTTATTACGATACGTATCATAACCGCAGTCCAGGTATTCCATAACCTCAGTCTGCTTATGTCCATACATATCTGCCAGACCTACAAATACCGTCCTGGCCAGTTCTAGATTGCCTTCGAAATCTTCGTTGACTTGCATTTTCTTCTGTGGATTCTTATGCCATATAAACTGAGGTCTCATAATCGCCTCTAAGTCTGTTAGTTTGATCATAGTTTGATATTGAATTGTTTCCGCCATGTGATCTTGCCATTGGGCAGGATCAAATTGGTTGCACCTTCCTTCTCCATTACCTGCTTAAGGCGGTTCTGAAATAATTGTTTCTCTGATTCTAATGATTTGATCTGACTGCTTATGTCCTGGTGAGTTCTTGCCCATTCTTCATGCTCTTCTGTACCTTGTATTGTAATCTCTTCCTCACGAGCTTTGTGTTTTTCGGATATGAAGGCATCAAACGCCTTAGAGTTATCAGCTTCAGGCTCATATAGTGTAGCCATCTGCCAAGCTTCATCACCTTCTAACTGCACAATAGCCTCCCGAGCTGCACGTACCCTGTTATAATACTCTTCTGCCTCAAACAAGATTCTATCCTGCAATTCCTGGTCTCGTTCAAATGTTACCAGTCCAAGTTGTCTGCCATCTTTTAAATAGCATATCTCTGCGTATTTCAATTCAGTCACAAGCATATAGTGTTGCACTTGGAGTAGATAGCTCGGTGGGATACCTGCCTCATAAGCATCAGAGGAATAGCCGGAGATCGTTTTGATCTCCAGTATTCCCTGTCCCTTGTAGTCGGGATGTTTGGTGATAATGCCATCCACATTAGCAAACAGAAATGGATATTTCGGATTGATGGCAATAGCTTTTAGCTTCTTATATTTCTTTATCTTATTATCCTTAAGAGTGTTCTCAACCCAACCTTCTTCTGTACCATCGAAGTACTGCCAACAACTAGCTACATAATCTTCTAGTTGTTTGCCATGTAGCATGGCGGCATTCATCTTGTTGGGTACATTAGATAATCCTATCGCCTGATAGAATAAATTGATCGGTGATTTATATTGATTGAGACCGAGTAAGGTTCCTGCATCGGATCCACCTACCATACCTTTGGTTACAAATGATTGGCGCAGGCTCTGCCATTCAGCCTCGCTAAGCTTGGCTGTGGGAATTAATTCTAGATGTTTCATTATTTCTTTTTAGCAGCTTTGATTACGGCCTCTGATTTAGACTTATTGATGAGTGAGGTGAGGACTTTCTTCTGCGCATCATTCAATGCATACTTCTTTAGCGCACCTTCTACTTCATTAATCTTACCCTCGTTGATGAACTTTACCATCGCATCGTATTTATCCTGGGTAAGAGGCGGATGTTCGTTAGATACGTTTATTGCAGGACTAGCTTTTACAGTCTGCGAATTGCGAACTGCGGCATTCCCATCATCATCTTCATCTTGAATGATCAGGTTTAATAACCCAGTCATAGAGTATCTTTTAGCGTATGATACTGCTGAACCATAGTCCTGTGCCGAGGCTTTGGCTACTACAACTGGGAATACAGATATAATAGATTCGCCAGACTCAACGTGCCATACAATTGTCTGAACAAATGGTAGTTCGTTTATAATAGTATTGGCCTGGGTCACAACAAGACCACAATCATTTAGATATGGCTTGATATGCTGTTGAATAGACTCTAAAGTGGCGTACTTGGACTTGAAGAACGGATTATTTTCCGCCCTCTTGATTGCTGGACATGATGCCTGGAACTTCGCCAGTGCTTTTAGAATTGATTTCATCGATAAATTGTTTAGTGAACTGGTATTCATTGGCGAGAAAGTATATCTGCTGCCAATCGTATGTGAACTTGGTGCGGTCACTTAGACGTATTGCCTTGATAAAGTGGCCATTGCAAAGCTGCTCGTGGTTTGAAAGCAGCCATTGTCTAAACGGCTTTAGAGGATAATCTTTACCCTCAACCGTCATTGTATCGTGGTTATAATCGTACTTAATCACGAATACAAAATTATAACTATCTAAAATAGATAGTTCTTGACTTTTACACGCAGTTTTACACTATATTTGAGCAAAGGATTCATCTATATGAGAGTTGTTAAGTCTAAAACACACGATGATATTGGCTCAAGACTGCGTGAAATAAGAATTGAAAACCGTCTAACACAAAAAGAGATGGCTGAACTTATCTCAATGACACCAGGTGCAGTAGGTGCGTTAGAAAACAATCTTTACACACCTAATTTTGATGTCTTGAGAATACTTAAGAAGAAGTTGAATGTCTCTTACGATTATCTGTTAGACGGAGAAAAGGGAAGTAGCGTTCACATTAGACAAGAGAACGAGATGTTGAAAAAAGAAGTAGCTAGACTTACGAAGATTGTAGATAAGCTACTCAAGTGAATCCTTGATTTCATTCCATACAAACTCTCCATTCTCTCCCCAATAGAAGTCGCATTTGCCGTCTTTAATTGGGGGATCAGCGAAGTACATTTGATATTCTCCAGGATCTGCTGTGAACCTGTGGCATTGTTCTTTAAACGGGCAGTCAAGGCCCGTACACATTGTGATGTCCATATTTGTGGGGTTTAGATGATTTCAAATTGTTTCCTCAGTTTGATCTCCTCCATTCTTTTTATGGTGTTTCTCTTCACACACGCATTACAATGACTATTCCTCCCATCTATTCTAGATGCGTTCTTTCCGAATTGTTCAAGACTCTTGGTCTCTTTACATTTTGTACATTTTTTCATAACAAAAAGCCCCCAGTTCGGGGGCCGTCTTTTATTCGCCAAGAAACTGTTTATAATAACTCGTAACCTCAGACTTGAAGTGCCGTTCTACAAAGGCGACATATCGTTCAAAGGCTACGCTATTGGAAGCATGACCACTACAGAACTTGATGTGTCTCTCAGGTACTTTATAGTAGATCATAGTAGTGATAGCGGTTTTCCTTAACATGTGCGGATGAACGTGTTGATACATGGGTTTGGTTTCGATAACCTCTTCCCCACGAACTCCGATAGTTTTGACCGTTGTTGGATTATGCATCTCAGGATACAGGCTAAATAGATCCGCCATGTTATTGTATATGGTAGCGTAGCGATTGTCTTTTAGCGTGTAGATTCTCCCGAACTGAGCCAGGTTACGATCAAATACCTTCGCCAAAAACTTAGGCAGAGGAACATCTGTGTATTCCCTGGTCTTTCCATTCATCTTAGACATGAACATATCGTTCTTGACGATCCGAATATCGCTAACTGATAGATCGATGGCGTCCCTTACCCTCATTGTAGTCACCAGCATCACCGAACAGACTTCCCATACATATTTTAGCAGCTCGGGGAGGTTATTATAGGTCTTTTCATCCGTCAGAAATCGCTGTACAAACTCAGGTTCTAATACGACTACTGGATTAGGATCAGCCTGGTAAAGTTTAATCTTTGGCGGCTGAAGATATAGATGTTCCTTCCAATAGTTCAGCATCACAGATACATTTAGAATGTAATTTGCCCTGGTTGCCATGCTATAGTTCATATCGATCATCCATTCGTCCCATCCTGTGAAGTAACTATCCCATTTGTCGGTGATAAGCCGCTTCCGTTGGATAGTATCCTTTGGACTGATAGACATCTCTAACAAATCCAGGTTTCCTGCGATCTCACTATACTCATATAAGGATTCTATTGAATATTTATAGGCACTGATCGTTCCAGGTTTAAGTTGTCTATTCCCCCTCGACTTGATCTCACCCTTGATTGCTTTTTTTAAATATTCCCGACACAGATAAGCCAGTTCGTAGGATTCTTTAGGCTCTTCCTGTATGTCGGTATAGCATGGGTTGAAACTAGCCTTGATCTTTTTTAAATCGCCTTTATAGGTCACGTATAGATCTGTCAGGCGTACTCTGTTTCTATTGAGATCGTTATTCATGGCCATGACTTCGGGGGAATTGCCGACAAATTTTCCCTTGTCAAACTTCATACTCTTCGGGATCTTGATGCCTGTACTCAGCCGGAGGGAAACTGTTTTACCATCCGTTAACCGGGCCTGGATCGTGTTACCTCTTGCATTAAATGAAACTGTCATAAATTATTAGATTGGTGAAAAAACGGATAACTCTCTATAATATTGTTACACTTTCCATTTCATTTTTACTCGTGTGACAAGGATCATTAAGAGACCGAACTTCATTATCTTACATACATGAATAGGTACATTAAAAGAATACATAGCACACATTTTGTTGTCACTTTGGCATCTAAAGCAATGATATTCAATTGATTATCTTTTTGCATTTATATTAGCCGACCTTACTGACAACTCAAATATAGTTTGTATTTCAATTATTTGCAACAATTATCCACGAATTTGTCCACCACTATCCATTAGAATTGTCACGCAATTTCACGTATCATTTGCACAACCTCATCTACATCTACAAAGTATGGATTTTTATTTATTGATTCCTTAAGCAAGATATCATAAAGGTCTTTATACTCGGGTTCAAATTTGTATCGTATTTCATGGGCCTGGGTATGGTGAATGGCGGTACTATGGTCTATGTTAAATAGGCGACCAATCTTTACAGGGCCGAGTTGATATTGATCGGCCAGGATATTCATTATACAAGCCTTGATCATCACGACTTCAAATTTCCTAGACCTAACCACACGTACCTCCGAGTCTTTTACGTAAACAATTCCCTGTCCTGTGTAATCCTTAGCTATTTGAGCTAGTCTGAGTAGTTCCTCTGTCATTTCTATCGTTTAAAATTTCAATAAATTTATCACATAGCTCTTCGTTGATCTGCTTTAAGGCTTCTGCTATTCTTGCCGCCTCTCCCCTGGGTGCGGTTTCTATTCTCGTTAGTCCCTCGTTGATCTTGTGGAATACCTTTAATACATTGTTCATATTTCTTTAGGGTTTCGGGTGGATAATTAAGTTCTTTGTAGATGTGTAACATCCATTCATTGAAAGTCATATCTCGGTAAGTTTAAATACGCCTATTAAGTCCTTCTGTGAGTGCTTTTCTGTGTATGCAGCCAGGGCATCTGTGGCAGAAGGATAGATCTTAAACGACAATACCTTAGTTCCTAGAGATCGGAATACATACACCCACATCTCTTCCTCCTGGACTACCAGGTCAAACTCGCTTTGCTCTCCATCGGGTAGAAAATTTCCATTCGAATACCAGGTGAATAGCGTGCCGCCATCTACCAATCCTGCAAACATTTTGCCCACTACATTAGGGAAATGAATTAGGTATTCTACTGGTTCTCCCCTTCTTGTGGTGACTTTAGCACCTCGTTGCCATTTTTCTAAATTAAATTCCATAAAGTGTAATTTTTAAAAGTTTAAACTGGCAGACCGAAATCTGCCAGTTCGGGGGCTATCTCGTTGCCAACGCCTCTGTATAGCTTATCTCCAATGAAAGCACTACCACACAACCTGAAGATCATCAGCCATACTATGTCTATCCCAACCCCGAGGCCAGGGTGCAAGGGTTAATTTAGGTTGGTGGGATTATGCAGTCTGTTAAGCACATCAAAATCTAGCTGATCCTCTTCGTAGATGTCTAGTACCTGGGTAACCAGTTTTCTAAACTCAGGATCGGTAGAGATGGCCAACATTAATAATGCAGAAAGCTCAAGTTCGCTGCCTTCTATAATCTTTTTAGCACCACCATCAGGTGTGCGTTCTAATAATATTCTTCCCATGATTTAGTTTTAATAGAATGGATATTTTATGGGTTTAGATTGTCATACAGGTATATCAGTTGATATACTTCACCTTCTCTTATTATTGTTATTCGGAAGGCTTTTCTTCCATCCCTGTGTAGCAGCATATCAAAAAGACAGGCCGTATTGCTTATCATTTCGGTCGCCTTATATCGGAATCCTTTGTAGTTCGTTTCCGATATACTTTGCTTTGAATCTTCTTTTATCCTGTAAGTTGTTGGCGATTCGGCATCTATTATAACCGAATTACCATTAATGTAGATTGGGATGTTGACATTCTCGTTCTCATCTAGTTTAACTAGTTGATCCTTTGATCCAACAAACAGGGCGGTTCTGTATGCATAGTACTGGGCGTTTGCTTGGGCGAATAGTATTACCGCCAAAAGCATTAGTAGTATTCTTTTCATTCTTCGTTTAATGCTCCTATGTCAATTAAATACCGGGCATAAGCCTCTTCCATTACTTCTGCGAATGG